ATGCGCACTAAGCGCGCACTAATAATACATGTTGCTATGGCTACATTTAAAGCGTGCGTTAAGTATAAAAGAAGTGATGGATTGTACACAGTGTATATCAAGGTTGTACATAATAGAAAAAATGGGTATATCAAAACAGATAAAATATCTGATTCACCGGATGTGAATGGTGTTTTTAAGGATGTAAACGTTAATAGATACTGTGCAAATGTAATTGCTGGGTATGCGGAAAAAATAAATAAGGTTGATTCTAAAAATTGGACTATTCAAGAGGTCATTGCTTACCTTAATTCCATTGACGAAGATGTATGTTTTAGTGAGTATGCCAAGAAGTTTACAGATGCTATGTATAATCACGGGCAGGAGAGAAATGCAAAGAACTATTATTTGGCAATAGGTAATTTGGAAAGATTCATTGGTACAAATAGAGTAATGTTTTCTCAGCTTACAAGAAAGGTTTTGGAGCAATGGATTGAATCGTTATCGAGTACGGCTAGGGCAAAAGAAATGTATCCAATATGTATAAGGCAGGTCTTTCGAAAAGCTATGCTTGATTTGAATGACGAGGATCGAGATATAATTCGAATCAAAAGTAATCCATTTCTCCGTATTAAAATCCCTGAAGCGGATATGCCGGAAAAGAAATCGGTAAGTGTGGATGTATTAAGAGCGTTCATGAAAGCAGATCTTCCTCCAACTAAAATGATGGTTCAATCTGAAGAGATTGGGCAGGATGTGGCTTCTCTCATTCTTTTTCTAGGCGGTATTAGCACTGCTGATTTATTCTGCTTGAAGGAAGAAATGTGTGATGATGATACCATCAGATATAATAGATGTAAAACAAGAAATTCCCGGCGGGATAATGCATATTGTGAGTTGCCTATTCCAGAATGTATCAGACATCTTATCAGGAAGTATAGAGCAAAGGAAGGAAGTGGATATTATTTTAACTTCTATGAGAAATATAGTACGTTGGATAGTTTTAACGCTGGCATCAATGCCGGTATATCTAGGCTATGTAAATACCATAAGATGGGGAAAATGAGTTCATATACCTTCCGGCATTCGTTCGCTACTATTTGTAGAAATGAGCTAGGGTATACTGATGATGATGTTGCTTTTGCTATGAATCATTCTTCAGGGCATAGAATAACAAAAGGGTATATCCGTGAAGATTGGTATAGAACTACCCGGATGTGTGAAGCGTTGTATGAGTATATTGTAAATGGTGTTAAGATCAATAATGAGCAAGAGAAAATTTTGGAAACAGATGAACCGAAGTCTTACAGAATCGTATCTTCTTATAAATCTTTGATATATGGTACTCTCTATTTTAATAAAAGAAAGATTGGTGAAATTGCAGATGTAGGGTTTAACAACATTAAGGATGTGATGGAGAGGATGAATCAATTCCTTCCTGAGGATATCCCGGAAATGGCAAGAGTGGATGTTAAGATAGAGAATGCCGATACTGGAGAAATGAGAATTTACAATCGGATGGTAAGAGGTGGAAAAATCTGTGTAAATGACCATTAAAGTAAACGATGAAGGCAGCTTATTGGCTGCCTTTTTCATCTTCTGCTGCCAGCTTCTTAAATCTGTCTTCGAAAGAACTTTGTGCTCTCTCGGAAGTGTCTATGTTAACGCTGGACAGGGCGGGTACGACAAACTTGCTTATATCAATTAACAGTTTCAATCTCATTTCCGGTTTATCGATAGAATTAAGATCTTCTTGCATTTTCTCGATATTATCCTCCAGTAGTTTGGCGTATGCCATTCTAATCATCTGAGTAGATTTATTAATAGATCCTTTCGGGCGACCGTTCGGATTTCCCGTCTTTCCTTTTGGCTGTGGCATATTTCGTAAATGTAAACTACAATCATATACATTAGATTGCAGTAGGTTAATACTTAGAATTATCGTACAAAGTAAATCAGATACTTTCGTACAGTAATTCTAAGTATTAATCATAAATATGTATATATGTTAGGAGCAATTGTCGGAGGAGCTTTAAAGGTTGGTGGTGCTATAGCCGGTGGTATCATGGGAGCGAAATCGGCACGTAAACAGGCACGCATGATTGCGGATGAGAAAAATAAGAACCAGGCGTGGTTTGACAGGAGATATAACGAAGATAGTACCCAACGTGCGGAGGCTCAGGCCGCTATAACGAAGATGCGTGAGGCGATGAAGGATCGTACTGCCGCTGCTGCCGGAACGTCTGCCGTAATGGGAGGAACTGAAGAGAGCATGGCTATCGAAAAAGAAGCGCAGAATAAAGCTCTTGCTGAAACTATGAGTAATATAGCAATTAATGGAGAAGCTAGGAAGGATGCTATTGAAGCACAGTACCAAGCTCGGGATGCTCAATTGTTCGATGCTCAATTGGGTAACGAACAGCAGAAAGCTAATAATATTGCTGGTGCTATTGGTGGAATGTCTTCTGCCGGTTCTGGAATAATGAATGGAATATTACCAAACAAATAATTATGGGACCGATACAATCTATGATATTGGGTGAACCTGATAAGGATAAATCAATTGCAGCTCCTCCAGAAGCACAACCTGTGGTTAAACCATCCGTTGATCATGTGCCTAATAAACAGGAAACAATTGAACATTCATCTAATGTGGCTTCATTACAAGGTCATGAGCAGGGTGGTGTGGAACAAGTAGCTCCAAAACCTGAGATGGAGCATCCGACTAAACAATATAATAGCCTTGGAGATGTGACGGATGCTATGTATAAAAGCCGTATGCCTACCGAAGAAGAGTTGGCGAAAGAAAGGAAGCGTGAGAAGTCAAGACAGATTATATCTGCTATTGCCGATGGCGTTTCTGCTATTTCCAATTTGTATTTCACCGGAAAGGGGGCGAAGAATGTGGAGCAGACATCTATGAGTGCTGCGAATACTAAACGTTATCAAGAAATACTTGATAGACGCAGGAAGATGCAAGAAAAGTGGGATGACGCTAGACTGACGGCTTATGATAGGGACCGCGGTTTCAATTATCAGAAAGATCGGGATGATGTAAATTGGAAGAGGTCGGGAGAATGGCATAAGGAGCAAGTAACGACAGATAATGAGCGTTATAAAGATGCTAAGGAAAGGAATAAGGCACGTGATGAGTTCAATATGGCTGATAGTGATCGAAATTACGAATTACGTAAAGATGCACAAAATAATGCTACTTCTCTTGAATGGGCTAACCATGAATTGCGTAAGAAAGCTCAGGAAGATGCGACTAAAATACAAGAAGAACGTATTAAAGCAATGGGGGGAAAAATATCAAGGGGAAAGCGTATAGGATTTTCTGATGGTTCAGGGAATGATGTTGGTATCTATGAGAATGTATGGAAGGGGTCAATGCAGCAGGTATTCGATGTTTTATCTAAAGATTTTAGACCTGATAAAATATCAGAATCGATGTGGAAAAGAAAGGTTTCTGAAATGACTTCACGGGAAAAAGAGGATTTTGTGAAGCAGAATTGGACAAAGAGTCCGCGCGCTTCAGCAATAATGAAAGCTCTAAGTGAGATTGATCCAGTAGAAATAAAGGGTGATAATACAGAAGAAGACCCATATGCTAAATATGAGTCTAATGATGATCCTTATGCCAAATATGCGGAATAAAATAAAAATATGAAACTATGCCAATATATCAAAGAAACGGTAAAACGTATAATATACCTGACAACGAAGTAGAGGGATTTGAAAAGACTTATCCTGACGCTACGCAAAAATATGTTGCTAATGGGCGAAATTACAATATACCAGTGTCGGAGAGAAGTGGATTTCTTTTTGCTTACAAGGATGCTACTCCTTTTGATAAAGCACCAAGTGAAACTTCTGAAGTCAAGTCTGATCCTCCTGTTTCTGTTGATTCTTCTCACGTTCAACAGATGGATAGCGTAAGAGACTTTAAACCGATTATTCAAGAGAAACCAGATACAGACTTTTATTTAAAGGAGGTGATGGATGGTCCGACGGATAGTGAGCGAAGGGAGCAGGAAAAGAAGCGGATTGAAGAACAGATTGCTCAACAGAAACTAGCTACTGATAAAGGACTGAAAAAAGCGTATCAGGAGCATTCAAAAAAGGAAAAGGAGGAAGATGATCAAAAAGGTTGGTTTCGAAAGATTGTAGAGGGCGTTTCTGAGGCTGGTAGAGATGTTCATCGTGGATTCCCTTTATCTCCCATACATACGGATGAAAAGATAAAGAATTTGCATTCTGCCTCTGAATCTGTTAGTCAGGCCGAAGAACTAATGAATGAGGCAAAGCATAAAGATGAAACGGGAATAATCGCTGGTGTTAGCGGGTTTGGACGTGGATTTTGGAATAAGTTGTCGAAGTTGAGTACGTGGGATATGGGAATGCTTGATATGTCGAAGTCTACTTCGATATTGAATGCTGTGCATAAGTATAACGAGAATCAGCCTCTAACAAATGAGGAAGAGACTCTTCTTGATGCCGTGGCACTGGAAGCTGCAGCTAACGGAGAGTTTTCCAGAGACTTGGGGAGAGGGTATAAAGCGGGATCAACTACGGCTGAATCTTTACCTTTTATGGCTGAATTTATGGTTAATCCTGCTACGGGTACTGGACAATCGGTGGGTAAGGCAGCGGCTAAAAGGATTATATCTGATTTCGGTAAAGAGGCGGCTAAAAGTACGATTGGGAGGATTGCGCGTAATTCGGCACGTGTGGCTGGGGATATTGCCGGTGCCGGGATAATGACTGGGACGACTGGAGCGATGAGGACTGTTGCGGATGCTGTTGATAGAACGATTGGCGAGGTGAAACCTGTTGTTGACAGTGATGGATATTACCGTTTTGAGGGGACTGAAGGAGGAGATGATCCGCTGGAAGCATTGGTAAAGGCATACGGAGCTAGTACGATTGAGAATTTTTCTGAAATGTTTGGTGATTATCTTGCTCCTATTGGTAGTTTCATCGGAAGTAACGTGGGGAAGGGAATGAGTAAGATCGGTTTGGGAAAGGTCAATAAGATAATTGGAGATATAAAATCAAGTGATATCGCAAGAGCTATTAATAACTTTCAGACTAAAACGAAATGGAACGGAACGATTGGAGAGTACTTGGAGGAACAGGCAGGAATGGCGATGAATGCGTTAACAGTCGGAGATAATGAGTTATCTGATATGATTGATCCTGACACTCAGATAGATACATTCCTCGGCGTTTCTGCGCTTGGTGGTTTCTTTTCCAGTATAAAGACATTCGGATACGCGATAGAAAAACATAATGCTAAAAAGAAACTGAATGAAGCTGATCATTTTGCTGCAGGCCCGGATGCTGTAGGTGCCAAGGATTGGATGGATCTTAAAGGGCAAATTGATCAGGCGGATGATTCAGAATTGATTTCAATTCTTTCAGGGGTGATGTCTGATACAAATATAAGTGATGAAGGTAAGCAGGCGGCTTTGGTTTATGCTGGGAGACTGAAGGCCTATCATGGAGCTAGTTTGGCTGACTTGAAGAGAAAGGTAGAGGATGATACTCCTGATGAGTTGGTTCAGTCTCAGATGAATTTTGATGAAGGCTATAAATTAGCTGAGGCGGATAAGGAAGAAAAAAGAAAGGCTCTCAAAGAACTCAATAATGTTGAATCAAAACTTGACGATGAGTTTTTATCTGCTGACGATGATGGTCGATATGAATTATTGAGACAGCGTGCAGACGCTGGAGAAAATGTGTCGAATGAGTTAGTTTATATCAATGCGGAGTCGAGGTTTAACGGAATGATTACAGGTATTCGTGATGCGATAGATGAGAAGGTTGCTACATCTAACCAATATATCACGAATCTTACTCATCAAGATGGAAATGTCTATGACGTGACTCTTACCGTAGATGAGAAGAAGCATGTGTTCCCTATTAACGGGAAGATCGTTGTTGATGAGAATGGGATAGTGGATAGGAAGAGATCTGATAGCCGTTTTGTTGTCCGCGATGATACAGGAAAGATTGAGATGCGTTCTGTTGATGATTTGTATAGATTGGAATCGTCTAACAATGCTGATGCATTGAAAGATATTACTGCACAAAGTATACGTGAACAAGAATCGGCAAGGTATGCTGAAGAGATCGAAACTCCTGGAGCGGAGGAGAAAGCGGAGGAGGTTGCATCTATTCAACCTGGGGATGTTGTTTCTCTTGATATGCAAGGTATCAAGGCTACTGCCACTGTACAATCAAAAAGTGATGGCTCTACTATATTGCAATTTGATGAGCCTATTGAATATAATGGGAAAAAGTCACAAATCATCGAACTGTCTGATGAACAAGTGCAATCTATCATTATTCCTGATGATACAAATTCTGATGCTTTGGCAGGAGACGACGTTGTAAATGATGAGATAGTGCCGGATGAACAAAGCAATGTGTTAGATAATGAGGGAAAACAACCTGCCGAAGAAATAGATGTTGTTCCTATTGAGGAAACTGCTATTGAAGGTATTCCTGCTCAGGAACAGGTGGTTGATCCTGCCGCTACAGAAACGGAATCTGCTGAAGAGAATCAGGTGGTATCTATCCCGGTTGATAAGAAAGGGAATAAGGTTTATCATAAAGTTCCTGTGGAAGTATCCTTGGGAGATATGCGTGCTTATGGTCTTGATAATGCGGAAACGGATGAGTTTGTGAACTCACAGAAGGTTGAGGCCGCTAAAAGGGTTGAGAAGCTTCAAAAGGGAAAACCGAAAGTGGGTACTAATCTTGAGAAGTACCAAATGGATAAGAAAGCATGGACCGATGAGATGGCGGATGCACAAGCACAGAATGACTATTGGAATGAAATGGAAGCTCAGATACAAGCTACCCGTGAACAGCCGGGAGATGTGGCAGCTGAGGGAATAAAATCTATGGGAGAACCTTTGAATGGTGGAGAATTGGCAGCTGTAATGCTTGGTAACGGGAAACTTCCTCTTTTATATGGTGATTATAAGCGTGAAACTGGTTTTAGTAATACAGATGCCCGTGGTATGTTTGGGATGTTTGCTTCCAAAGAAAATGGTGGTATGACTATTGAGCAAGCTGGAGAACAATTGATGCTTGCGGACTTGGAGAATGGTACTAACTTCTTTGATCAGAATGATCCGAATGCTGGACGTAATGCAATCATTGAGGTGTTGTCATCTGCTCGTACCAAGGGGGATTTAGTCAACTACATCAATAAAGGACGGGAGGCTATGGCTGAACGCGAACGCCAAGCGGAATACGAAGCGTATGAGCGTTGGTGTGATGAGTCTTTCCACATGTCACCCGAGGATTACGAGACATATGAAGAACAGATTATTCCTTCTGTTGGGGAACGTTATAAAGACTTTGATGCAGATGAATTTTATGGTAGATTTGTAGAAGAATTAAATAAAGAAGATAATGACACCGAAAGAAAAAACAGAGGAACTGCTGAAAGCGATGCAGTTCTGCAAGGAGAAGAAGTTGCTTCGTCCGGGCGAACTGGAACAGGCGAAGACGAAAGAGGAGATGTACAAGCTGGCTTGCAAGGCAGTATTGAGGATGGAACTACATCAGAAAACATATCCGGAAGAGACGTAGAAGAAGAGAAAACAATATTTGCGACTCCTGAACACGTAGAAGGTGAATCTATTTTTGAATATGCTGAACGTGTGAATGACGCACATATTTTGCATGAAGAAGAACAAAAGGTAGATACTAATCCTACGGAAGCACAGAAGGAAGCCGGAAATTACAAGAAGGGTCATATAAAGGTTGATGGATTCGATATTACTATTGAAAATCCAAAAGGTAGTGAGCGCAGCGGCTTAGATGCTGCCGGCAAGTCATGGAGCGTCAAGATGAATAACACTTATGGCTATATTCGGGGTACTGAAGGTGTGGATGGTGATCATATTGATATATTCCTCGGAGATACAGGTGATGGGGTGTATGTTGTGGACCAGGTTAAAGATGATGGTTCTTTCGACGAGCATAAGGTTATGTATGGATTCGACTCTATGGATGAGGCGAAAGAAGCGTATCTTTCCAATTATTCTCCAGGATGGAAAGGCCTTGGAAATATCACAGGCGTATCTAAGGAGATATTCGAAAAGTGGGTTAATTCTTCCCGTCGTAAAACGAAACCGTTTGCAGAGTATAAGAGTGTGAAGCCTGTCAATGTGGAAAAGGATGCGGGGCATATGAAAGCTCCGAATGGGAGACCTTCAAGGCTGGATGAAAGGCAATGGATTCAAGTAAGATCAGAGGCTTTTAAGGATTGGTTTGGTGACTGGGAACATGATCCGGAGAATGCTTCAAAAGTTTTGGATGAGAATGGGGAACCTTTGGTGGTTTATCATGGTACATCTACCGGTGGATTTACAATATTCAATACTTATGGTTCTAATTTCGGGTTATTTGGGCAAGGTTCTTACTTTACTAATGACCGTGAAGTCGCGGAATCTTATACGGATAAGGGCAAGGGTGACAAGAAGCAGGTGTATGGCGTATTCTTGAATATACGTCACCCGTTGGACATAAATAGCCATAATATTGCTGAAGGCTGGAAAGAAGCATTGCCAGATGATATTAGCGTGGAGATAGGTGAAGACTCTACGAATGAAAGTGTATATAAAAGTGTTTTAGAATCTTTTGAATATAATGAATATCCAAAAAACGAGGCGCAAGAGATATTGTATGATTTACCTGTATCATTAGGTTATGACGGCGTTACCCATATTGGTGGTGGCCGATATAATGATAAAGATGGTACTCGACATCGGGTTTGGATAGCCATGGAGCCAGCACAGATAAAATCGGCGACGGATAATAATGGCGAATTTTCCGGCGATAATGGTGACATTCGTTTTCGGTTTGAAGATGGAAATGAAAGTCGTTATGATGAGGCTATTCGTGTACAGAATGATTTCGCATCTCGTTATAATAGCGGGGATATACTTATTATCAAGGATGCTGATACGGCAGTGGAACAGGCTAAAGCGGTTGGTATTATTGATGATCGTTTTTTGAATGACATAAAAGAAATAGCTTCCGATGGGGAAACATCTGCGTTCTATTCTCCATTTTATGATAGAATACTTATATTTGCAGAGAATGGAAGTGGGGATTATGAGTCTTCATTATTTCATGAAAACTTCCATCGGGCAATTCGCAAGCTAGAACTATCAGAGGAAGATATAAATGGATTGTTTGCGCTTGTTTATCCAACGAAAAAAGCAAAGTTTGATAAAGCCTTAGAAGTTTATAAGCAACTTGGAGAAAGTGAGTTGGCAGCTAAGGAGGAATGTGTTGTCTACTCATTAGAGGTTGGGATATATCAAGGATTCGATAAATTCTTTGGCCCCATACAGAACAACGAGGTTGTAACTAAAATACTAGATTTTATTGGTTATGAAAAAGAAAATGAAAGAGGAAGAAGATTACTTCGACAAGAATTGGGAGCGGATGCTGAATTGCGGGACGATGAAGCTCCGCATAGCAATGAGGAAAAGAGCGGAAGCGGAAGGACTGACTCTGGAAGAATACGAGAAGAAGATGGAGCAGAATCTGAAAGAAAAAGAAACGAAGCAAGAGACGAAATAAGCTCTTCTGTAAAGTCTCTATCCAGTGATTTGAATACTCTTGTGCGTATTGTGCGGGATGTGAATGAACTGACGGATTCAGATAGTGATATGCTACAACATAAACAGGAATCTAAAGGGTGGTTTGACCCGAAGACTGGTGAAGTTGTGTTTGTGCTTCCGAATGCGAATAGTGTGGAAGATGCACAAGCTACTATACTTCATGAGGTAGTGGCTCACAAGGGACTTCGCGAAATGTTCGGGGAAGAGTTTGATGTGTTTTTGGATGATGTATACAGGGGGGGAAGCGAAGAAATACGAGATCGCATTAATCGTTTGGTTCATAAAAATAAGTTTGATATCCGAGTTGCTACGGAAGAGTATTTAGCTTCTCTTGCAGAGCGGGGATTTGAGGATGTTCATGAAAGGAGTGTTTGGGAGAAGATAAAGAAGTTTTTCTCTGATATGCTTATACGGGCGGGGATTAAATTGCCGAAGTCTTTACGAGATGAGGATTTGAGGTATATTCTATGGAAATCAATGAATCGTCTGAGAGATGGAGACGGCATTGTGGAGAAGGCGGATAGGATTGCGAAAGATCGTGAGGTGAGTGACCGGATATTTAGGTTCAGGGAAGAAGACACAGATGAGCGGGAGGAGAAAGATATTGCGAAGAGAGAGTATGAGGATGCTTTAGATAAGACAAAGAATAGAATGTATCGATGGAAAGAGGCTTATCAAGACAGTATGCTTGCGCTGAAAAAACTACAGGATGCCATCATTAAAGAATCGGGAGAGGTCTTAAAATATTTCGAGGATGCTTATATGGCGGAAAATCAAATGAGCAGCAAGAGCGCATTTGAAACAGAAGTGTATAAGGATAAGTTTCTTCGTCCGATGTTGGATGCTATCAAAGCGATTACGGATAAAAAGGTGAATCGTGATGAAGTCAATGCTTATGTGATGGCGAAACATGGACTTGAAAGAAATATTGTGTTTGCTAAACGGGATGCGGAACAAGCTGCTAACGATGAGTTTGATGAAAAGATCTCTGATGTCAACAGATTACTCGATAAGGGTGATATCAGCTATGATGAGTGGGAGGAAAAGTTAGATGGATTGAATATTCAGAAGAAGGATTTCTATGAGGAGCAATATATGATGAACCGCATGAGGGATTATTCGGGACTTACACAACTTACTGAAGAAGAGGAAGACTATGAAGAGGCTGCAAAGGAGATTGTGGACCAATTCGAGGAGGCTCATGGAGAATTATGTGATCAACTTTGGGAGAAGATTAATCTGGCGACAAAGAATACGCTAAAGAAGTCATACGAAAGCGGATTAATGACAAGGAGTACCTATGACAAGGTGAGAAATATGTTTGAGTATTATGTTCCGTTGCGTGGATGGAATGATAAAATAGCCAGTGATGTGTATGAGTATATGTTATCTGAGCGTTCCGCTTTTCAGGCTCCTGTAAAAGCTGCTTTAGGTAGGGAATCTCAGGCTGATGATCCGTTTGCTAATATTGGGAATATGGCTGAAAGTGGTATATTGCAGGGGAATAGGAATCTGATGAAGCAGAAGTTCCTCAATATGGTTCTGAACCATCCTACGTCTTTGACTACGGTGAAGACGATGTGGTATGAAAACGCCGGTTCCAGCGAAAATCCTAAATGGGTACAGTCTATTCCAGATATTTCTGTTGATGCTACAGCGGATGAAATAGGTAATGCTATTGAAGCTCATGAATCGAGAATGAATGAGTTGAGAAAGAATGGGATGGCTACCAAATCTATCAATGGGATAAAGCTTGACTATCGTGCTTCTACACGTGAGAAGAATGAACATACAGTAGTTGTGAAAAGCGGAGGAAAAGAGTATGTGATTTATATTAATGGTAATCCGAGAGCTTCCCAAGCTATTAACGGATTGACTAATCCAGACGCATCGGATCATAAAATGATGCAACTTATTGGAAGATTGAACAGACAACTGGCCGCTAACTTTACTACTAGGAATCCAGCTTTTGTATTGAGTAATATGAGTAGGGATGTTATCTTCTCTACATCTGCTATCTGGGTAAAGGAGGATTGGAAGTATGCTAAGCGTTTCGATAAGAATATAGTAAAGAATATTGGTGCTATTGCCGGACTAATGGCACGGTATAAATCAGGCAGACTAGACATGCGTAATTCTAGAGACAGGCATTTCCTTGAATTTTTGGAAAATGGCGGAGAAACCGGATATACTGCATTGCATAATGTGAATGAGTACAAGAAGAAGATGGATCGACATGTGAAGAAGTCGAATGGAACGTTGGGGAGCGTATCTTCCGGTATGCATGCTATTGTTGATGCTGTTAGCTTTATGAATCGTTGCGCTGAGAATGTGAGTCGATTTACGACTTATCAGACTAGCCGAGAAATGGGGAGGGGTATCTCTGAATCTATCGAGGATGCTAAAGAGGTTACAGTGAATTTTAATAAGAAAGGGGCGGGTGGACTTGGAGCCGGAACATTTAAGAGCTTATTCTTATTTTTCAATGCAGCAGTACAGTCGTTGAATAACTTCAAGGAGCTTCATGGGAGGAGTAAATCTAAATTCTATACTTCCATTGGAGGATTTGCAGCTGCCGGTATATTGATGCCAATGATTAATAATGCTATTATCGGAATGCTGATAGGTGATGGTGATGATGACATGACTGATGAAGAACAAGCGGAATGGATAAGAAAAAGGGATGCTTATGATAATCTTCCTGAATGGGTCAGACGAAGTAACTTTTGTATTTGGACAGGGGGTGAGCGCTTTATAACTATTCCCTTACCCATTGAATTAAGAGCGTTTTACGGATTGGGGGAAATGTGGTATCAGATGGGAAAAGGCAATATGAACGGGATTGACGGGAAAGTAGACGTAAAAAAAGCCTCTGTTGATATGGTGAACCAACTAACAGAGTTACTTCCTATTAATCCACTGGGTGGCAATGGTGACGCACTTAGTGTAATTGTTCCTGATGCTGGGAAACCTTTGTACCAGGTATTTGCAAACAGGGATTTCTTTGGTAAGCCAATCTATAAGAAAGGGGACTATAATGAGTTGATGCCAGCGTGGACAAAGGCTTATAGCGGAACCGCAAAATGGATGGTAAACAGTGCGGAGTTTATCAATGAAGTATCAGGTGGAGATAAGTATAGGCAGGGGAATGTTGATTTGAATCCAGCTACAATTGAACATCTTTTCGAAGGGTATTTAGGTGGTATGGGGAAGACGGCTAATCAATTGTATAAGACTATATCAATGATATGGGATGAAGATGAGCGGATGTGGCGCAATGTCCCGGTGGCTAACAGGTTCGTGTCTGGTAGCGATAATAAAATAGAGTTTAGGAAGGTAAATGAGGTTTATTATCAATGTATGGATGAACTGAAGGAGACGGAACAGCGTTTGAGGGGTTATGAGAATGAAGCGGAGATGGGTATTGAGGAGTATGCTGAGAAGTATGATTTTCTTTATGATTCTAAGGAGTATGAACGATATCAGGTGATGAAGGAATATAAGTCGGTGATAGATGACATGCGAAGGGCTATTAAGGAGTCTGATCCGGAGGAGAAGAAAGAAATTGAGATGGAGATTAATCTAATGAAGATGGAGATGATAGATGAGCTAAAGGATATAAGATAGCTGGAATGAGGGGTGCCATTGATAGTGGTGCCCCTTATGATTAATGGATAGAATGTGCTTCTGTCAGGTTCTGTTTTCCTTTGCCGAAAATATGATGTCATGGCGAAAAGAAGGTTGATACCCAAGTCGAGGATTACGGATAATGTAGAACTGGACAGTGTGAAAAGAGAGAGTAGCAGGGATTTAGGAAATAATTTTGATGTGTTGCTTCAGGCGCAACATTGCTGGGATGGGTTGAGACCTTATCGTGAGGAACGTTCCAGAAATAAAAGATATACTTACGGGGACCAATGGAGTGATATGGTGGAAGATGGGAACGGGAAGATGATAACGGAGGAAAAGTATATCATGGAACAGGGGAGTATTCCTTTGAAAAATAATCTGATAAGGAGGCTGGTTCGTACGGTAATGGGAGTGTATAGAGGGCAAAGTAAGGAGCCTACTTGTACGGCTAATGACAGGGATGAACAGAAGCTGGGGGAGACAATGAGTATTGCCCTGCAATGTAATTGGAAAGCAAACCGCATGCAGGAGGTGAATGGGAGAATCTTTGAGGAGTTTCTTATCAGTGGCGGAGCTTTTGAGAAGGAGACGTATGACTGGAGGAATGACAAGATGGACTGCTGGAGTGATATGGTCAGTCCGAATCATATTTTCTTTGATGGGGTGATGAGGGATGTGCGGCATTGGGATGTGTCTCTTATCGGTGAGATTCATGATTTGACTTTTGAACGGTTGTGCGTGTCTTTTGCCAGGTCTCCGGAGGATTATAAGAGGTTTCGGGAAATATATAATTTGGCTGCTGATAGGAAATTTCTGTCGGAGTATGCGGATCGGTTAGCTAAGAGCAGATTGGAAAATATTGATTTTCTATCTCCATATGATACAAACCTGTGTCGGGTGATAGAGGTGTGGAGGAAAGAACAGAAACCGAGATATAGGTGCCATGACTATTTGAATGGCGATTATTATAAGGATGAGGTGGAGAATCTTTCCAATATAGAGGCCGAGAACCAGGCGAGAATAGAGGAGGGTATAGCTGCTGGTATGGATCAGGATGATATCCCGTTGATTGAGTATGACTGGTTTATGGATGATTATTGGTATTATCGTTTTCTGACTCCTTTTGGGCAATGTCTGATGGAGGGGGAGACTCCTTATAAACATAGAAGTCATCCATACACGATCAAATTGTATCCTTTCATTGATGGGGAGATTCATAGTTTTGTGAGTGATGTTATTGATCAGCAGAGATATGTGAATAGATTGATTACGCTGAATGACTTTATAATCAGAGCCAGTGCCAAGGGAGCACTGCTGATTCCGGAGGAATGTATACCTGAGAATATGACTGTGGAGGATTTTGCTGATGAGTGGGCACGTTTTAATGGGGTGATTGTTTATACTTCGGGGAAGACGGATAAGGTTCCTACACAGGTTGCGAATAAGAGTACGAATATTGGGATTTCGGAAATGTTGCAGATGCAGATGAACTTGATGGAGGATGTGACGGGGGTGACCGGAGCACTTCAGGGAAAACCCGGATATTCGGGTATGAGTGCTTCGTTATATAATCAACAGCAGCAGAACTCTTCTTCTTCTTTGCTTGATTTGCTAGAGTCGTTTTCTAGCTTTATTATTGAGTCGAGTATAAAGAAGGTGAAGAACATTCAGCAATTTTATGATAGTAAACGGGTGCTCAATATTGTGGGACAGAATGCGAATGGTGTTTCGGAGTATGATCCTGAGAAGATAAATGATGTTGAGTTTGACCTTTCTATCGTAGAGAGCGCTAATACTCCTGTTTATCGGATGATTGCCAATGATTTCCTGATGGAAATATGGAAGGCGGGACAAATCAGTGTAGAACAATTGCTTGAAAATGGGAATTTTCCTTTTGCAGACAGATTGTTACAAAGTATAAAGAGCCAGCGGGAGGAGATAGAGAATGGGAAGGTTCCGCAAGGAATTTCACCGGAACTTCAACAACAGGTAGCTCAGAACGCTAATCCACAGGCTGTGCAACAGTTGCAGGCTGCAATGAAATAGGATAATGGGTAGCTGGTGAGGCTACCCGTTTTGTTTTATCTGACTGCCATCTTGTACTGGACGGCTAGTATTTTGAACTTTAATTTTAAACGGGTGAGAAGTGGTAGCCGATATTTGTTCTTTCGTTGGAGCCGAGATTCTTTCATGTATTTGTGGAACATGATGCGTTTGGATTCCTGAATGCCGGGAGTTATGGATTCTGTTTCGATCGTAAGGAAAGATGCATTGTCTTTGTATTCGCAAAATGAGGGGTGATCATTTTGTTTCTTTACACTGACAGAGTACGGTGTGAAATAGAAACTTTCACGTTTTAGATCTGCTACTTTGGCATGGTATGACATCCGTCCGGTATTTTTCAGCTTTTTGAATGATGGGCGGTGCATAATTATTAGCTTGTCTTTTTCGTCTGGCATAACGAAGTAGCGTTTTCCGTTTTGGGAATGCGCTTTGTCTGCCATACGGATGGCAAACTTCAATTTTAATTCGTCCACGTTGTAGTGGATGTAATTTACTAATGTTTTGATCATACTGTTATGTTTTTATAAAGTAGCCGCAGATACGATTTTTCTTTTGGCTGCTTTGGGTTTATTTTCTATTATTTTGGGTATCGGTATATTGTTGGAGATGTGAAGAGCGATGGCCCGTGTCATCAGCTTATCATCATGTTTGCCGTCTATTGCTCCGAAGGCTCCGTTCTTTTTCTTTTCGTAACAGAGGTATTCGTCGATGGTATCATTGTCTCTTTCTATATAAAGTTGTTCTTCAATGTATTTCACTAAGTTGTCTATAATCAGAGGTTTGGTCAGACGATTCGTTTGGAATCCCCACATGGTGGGACGTCCTTCCTTGATGGATTGCTCAGAGGCTTCACGCTTGTACATGTTGGAGTATACTTCTCCTATCTGATTAAGGATATATTCGGTGTGATCTCCGTCGGTGTCCTGGTCTTTCTCGTAGGTATTGCTTTCGACTACCAGAAGTGCACGGTTGTAGAACTCGGCTATTTGTGCCATTTTCCATGATAGCAGGTCGTGACGTATGTGCCCACTCCATTCGGCTACTATGACGGGTTTGTCACCGTACATCAACCAGAATCTGTCTAATACGGTTATGACGGAGAAGTCGGCAGCGTCGGAACGTCCTCCGACATCGACTACTACCAGGTATCTGTTGCTGACATTTATTTCTTTGTCGGGAAGTTCCCATACTTTGAATAATCCTTGGTTATCTTGCACAAATCTTGTTCCTGACAGTGCTTTTTTCCCTTCTGTAGCATCTCCCCTGACTTCGCCTTTGAAACGTGGATCACGGCAGTATTTTCGTAATTCTTCTACGGAATATTGGTCGAATACTTTTTTCCCAGAGTGTTTGAATGCCTCAATGTCATCGGACGGAAATTCTGCTGCCATGTCTGAATGTGAATTGTAAGATTTTCGTTTGGTGACATACCAATTGATGGCTTCAAGTGTGGCTCCCATTTTCCATAATTTCCACAGGTAACGTCCGCTTTCGGAACGGGATGTTTCTTCTGTATTCTCTCTTCCATCTATGATGAAGTTTGCAAACTCTTCTTTATCCCGTTCGGACTTAAATGGCTTGGAGTACATGTCGATTTCAAACCATGAGACAAATATCGGTGTTCGATCTGATTTTTTGTCTTTGGCTGCTAACCATTCGGTATGGAAAAAATTCCCGGTCCCGTTGGCTGTTGATTCTATAACGTCCATTGTCAGAGGTTCAAGAAGGATGGAAGATGATACAGACCGGATGATGTCTTCTGGTGTTTTTCCGTCAGTGGCTTTCCAAAGTCCTACTTCGGACATGTGTGCCAGAGATATGTCTCCTCCGCGGATAGAATCGGGACGTTCGGCTGTTCCTATACATATAACGGAATCTCGGGCTACTTCTCCTTTTTGGGAAATAATGGTGTCATTGTGAGAACCTTCGTAGGGCGTTAATTCTAATTTTCGGGAGGAATCCAGTTCAAGCAATTCAGGTGGATACTCTTTCAGCATCTTGGAATACATGGCTCGTATTTTGCGTGAAGTTCCGGCATCCTGCGCTACGATGGCGGAATAGAATCCTTCTTTGTGAACAAGTTGAATCCATGCCATATATATCTGAACTAATGTTGATCCTCCCCATTGGCGGGCTTTAAGAAGTATGACGCGAATGGGAACTCCGGCCAGTCTCATTTGCTCAAGTACCAGCAGCAGTTTTCGTTGGGGGCGGTTGAGCTTGAATGGTATGTTTTTCCCCCCTAATTTATTTTTTATTTTGACATAGGAATATGCCCAAAACGGGAAGTCGTGCTTTATTCTTAATAATACAAATTGTTTTATCAGATTCTCCCGTTCCTGTTCCATTTCATTATCGGGGACGTTGATGGACTTTAAAAACTTGAATATGGAGCCGTATTTGGAAAGTTCAATCACGAGTTTTTTGTTGCTCATTGATTTAGGGATGTATTGGACGGGAAGAGCATAATCAGCTAGTCTTAGGGGAATGCGTTCTAATGGTGCTCCTTCTCCAGTCAACGGATTGAATGTGCTATTGATCGCGTTCAGCCTCTTTTTATCCTCTTTTATGATGTCAGCAATAGTCATTCTTAAAGCGTTTTATATTTCGATAGATGACTGATGATATAAATCCCATGATAAAGCATACTAAATGGGTGAGCCCTGATATATGCGGAACGAAGAATCCGGTAGCAAGTATTATAATTGTATATATGATATTAGTTTTGGTGGGAATTGCTGATAGGTTGATGCCTATAATGGAAAATATGGCTCCTGATATTCCTATGATGGGAATAGGGGATGATATGATGAAAGATGCTGCTACGGTGATGAGATATACCGGAATGATGATTTTCGGTGAGAAACGTTTTTTATCCAGACAAAACCATAGAGCGTATGAATTGCATAGGAGATGTATGATGTCTCCATGAAAAAACAGGTATGTGAAATGTGTCCACCAAGGAGAAGTGGAGGAAATCCCATATGGCTCATACGGGATTCTCAAGAAAAATATTATCGTAAGAACGGCAATAATTGTAATCTTCGTTTGCACCATTTTGATTTTATCTGACTGATTATTACTTTTGCTGATCCAGATGTCATATAGAAGCATGGGGCTTCCTGAGAAACTATTATTTCTACCAGCCGGAATAGTCGTATGTTCGGATTTTCCTCTCTCATTTTCATGACGCGGATATATATTTCTTCGAACATTTTCCTTTTATTGTCGCTCATATAGTCTATCTTGTTCCCTTTCATCATGTAGGATACTACTTTTGATGCTTGCTCTTCGGAAACCCAGAAACGCTTGGATTTACTGTTTACAATGCGTTGGTAGACTTCATCCATGCTTTCATCTGCTGGTGAGTTCATGACGCATTCTCTAAATACACATAGCAAATCTGCATTGCGTTCGTCCCTATATTCGAAAAATCGTCCTTTCTTTCCTCTTTTTCCCATAAAGGCTATAAAAAATGAGTTACTATCATGCTGACTGATACAAAGTTAATGAGAATGAACAGATACTCGTTAATATGTAGAAAAACATATTAAAGGATGGATTGTACATTTGTTCGCAGTAAGAATGACGTAAAAACAATATGAATATGGAAGATACGGAAGAACAGGTAGTTAAGAGCGGAAAACAGCGTTTTATTGAGCGGATGAAAGCAAAGAAGCCGGATTTGAATTATGATGACGAGGAGGCTTTGTATGGTTCAATCAACGACGATTATGACGCTTACGACGGTGAATTGAAGGGGTATAAAGAGAATGAAGAAAAGTTGTTGGGAGCTTTTAATAAAGATCCGAGAATAGCTAGTTTGTTCTTGGCCATGACGAAGGGGGAAAATCCGCTTTTATATTTGATTGATAATTTTGGGCAGGATGAAATCAGAGCTGCTTTGGATGATCCGGAGATGAAGGAAAAGATTGTGGAAAAGCAGAATGCTTATCTTGAAAGACAGTCGAAAAACAGCCAGTTGGAAGAGGCGGCGAAACAGAATATAACAATCTCGCTGGATGCACTGGAAGAAGCGAAAAATGAATTGGGATGCAGTGATGAAGATGCGGATAAAGCATTTGAAATGTTTGCTCAGATTCAGGAGGATGCTATCGTGGATAAGGTAACTAAAGATACATGGTTAATGTTGCTGAAGGGATTGAATCATGACATGGATATTGAGAATGCTGCGCGCGAGGCTGAAATAAGAGGAAGAAACGCAAAAATTGACAAGGAGAAGAAAAAGAATACAATCCCGGATGGGATTCCTCCTCAATTGGGAGGACAGGGAGCCTTAGGTAATAAGGCCGGCAAGAAGCCTGTAATTGAGGGCGCATTGGCTAAATATTCGGATGATGACTCCGATGATATCTGGAGCAGAGGGAAAAAATCATAATTATTAATTTAATATTAACATCAAAATGAAAAGAAGTTTTTTATTCAAAGTGACAGGAGCTATGCTCCTTATGCTCGTGGCATTTCTTACGGGAGCTTCGGGTAGCGTTTTATTTGCTGAAGGAGCAGTGGACTTGCCGGATGCTGGTAAGACTATTCCGGGGGCCGCTACAATCACAGATGGGAAAGAGGCTGTGGATGAGCTTTACACTCAGGAGATTGACAAACGAATTACGAAGATCAGACCTATGGCTACCCCGATTGACCAGATTACTCGTCATGCGAAGGCTATGAGTACCAAGAGTATGGAGGTGAAATATTATACTGTGGGTACACGTCCGATTAAGGGGAAACTGACTGCTGCTTTTACTGCTCAGACTACTGGTAATACGGCTGAGCTTGTGGTGAATGATCCTGATATGTTCAGCGAAGCTGACACAATACGTGTAATTGGTGTAATGGGATATAAAGATGATGGTGCAACGCAGGATACAAAAGAGCTAGTACTTTGTGTTTCGGGAGCAGCTGCATCAGGAAATCCTTTAGTATATGCGGTAAACGGTAAGAAAGACGGTAACGGGAATAACATATGGATTCCTGCTATTGAGAATGGTACTGTTATCATACGTATGGGAAAGGCTTGTGCTGAACTTGACGCACAGACGAGTTCTTTTAGCAATATTCCTACTCCTGAGGTACAGTATTGCCAGAATTTCATGACGCAGGTAGAACAGTCTACTCTTGATAAGCTGCAGAGCAAGGAGGTTGAATGGAATTTCAGTGACTTGGAAGAGGATTCTATCTTTGATATGAGAATGGGGATGGAGAATACCTTCTTGTTTGGCGTGAGAGGTAAAGCGAAACATCCGGTGAAGAAACAGAGTGTGTGGTTTACCGGTGGTATTTGGTGGATGGCCGGTAAGGATATTATTGTGGGGGACTGGAACGATGCTACAAGTGAGGCTGAAATTACTGATAATGAATTGGTGGATATCACGAAGGATTTGTTTACAGGTGTAGGTGTAGGTAATAAGCGTAAGATTTTATTTGCGGGTAGTGATATGCTTGCGGCATTTTCAAAAATTAAGTCGGATAAGTTCCGATTGAAGGAGAGTGTTGAGAACTGGAGTTTGAAGTTTAAAAGCTTTGATACTGATTTCGGGGAGATTTTGGTTATTCATCATGAACTGTTCGATCAGAATGGCATGAGTGACTGTGGTTTGGTGCTGGATCCTCAATTTTTGACTAAGCGTACTTTTGTGAGCTGGAGTAGAAATATTCTGGACTTGAAATCTTCGGGAGTCAGAAATACAGATGCGATTGTATTGCAGGAAATTAGCTGTGTTTATCTGAGATATGCGAAAGCTCATGCTCGTTTGAAGTTGGCTAAAGCTGCGTAAATAATAAATAAACAGGGTGTATAACTGGGGAGCGGAGTAATCCCGCTCCCTTTTTTAATTCATACGGATATGATAAAAGTGTATAAATGTGTGTCTGAAATTTCTTTTAATCTAAAAATTAACGGGAATAAAAGAAGAATCATTTTTGAACCGATGAGCGGGGGAAAAAGTCAATATCGTACAAGTGAACGTGCTGTGCAGGAGGGTATTGAGAAACTGGATCAGTTTGGAAGTATTATCCATGTGACGGAAAAAATAAAAGAGGAATGTGACGGCGTGGAAGATGATGGTCCGGTAGAAGATGGAGCTGAGGAGTCATTAGGCGAGAATAATGATCTTAAGGATGACAATGGGGAAGAGGCTACCAATAGTACTGGAAAAGATATCCAAGAGAATATTTCTTCTTTTGCGGAGGCTAAAGAGTATCTGCTAACGAAGGGATGTGATAAGACTATTCGGAGTAAGGAGAATATATTGATTTACGGACAAGAACTGGGTATTGAATTTCCTAATTTGAAATAGTATGAATTATAGCGTTCAAGATGTAATAAAGGATGTCCGAAAGACATTGGATGAAAATGAAGTTAATACTTTTTTTATTGATGATGTCTATACTCTTTCTATGGACGCTATTATTGAACAGAAAATTTTGGATGCGGCGAGGAGCGTAGCAGAAGTTTCTCCTTCCAGATTATTAGATGGTGGAGTTCCTTTTGCTACTACTCTTAATTGGGAAAGTGGTTCGAAGGGGAAAGGGATGGGTTATACGCCTCTTCCTGACGATTTTATGAGATTGGTAATTTTCCAAATGAGCGATTGGAGAAGACCTGTTGTGACTCCTATTGAAGATACGGACTCAGTTTATTTTTTGCAGAAATCAAAATTTCCTGGAATAAGAGGTGGTATAGACAAACCGATTTGTGCTATAACGACTTATCCGACCGGAAAAGTGTTTGAGTTTTATTCTTGTATTGGTGGAGAATCAGTGTCTGTTAAGGTGGCTAAGTATTTGCCTTTCCCTTCTATAAAAAACGATTCAATAGATATATGTGAACATATATACACACCTATAATTTATTATGCTGCCGGACTTGTGTGCCAGACTTATAAAGAAAAGGAGCAAGGGGATTTATTGTTTTCAATAGCTAAAGACTTCTTAAGATGAAGGATGTGCATAATTTGGGTGTATTCGATACTTTGGAAAAGGTATGGGATTCGTATCCTTATGGAGGATGTCCTGGGGATTATGTTACTATAGGAGGGGAAATCGTATTTTGGAATGACGAACGTAGGGTATGGGGGGAGTTCGGGGATGATATCTCATCAGATAAGGAGCAACTCGTAGAGGGTAATCTGACGGTTGACAAGAATCTTACTGTAGGAGGGCACATTAAGGGGGATACTGCTGAGTTTAATAAGATAGTGGTTGACGAACTTGAGATGGATAATCCTCCATTTTCATTGAAAGGACATAACCATGACGGGATTTATGCTTTTTACAAGCATAAACATACTATGGAAGATATATCGGACTTTAATGGTTCGGAGGGAGGCAGCGGATCGGGAAGCTCTGAATCTTCCGGTAATTGTAAACTCTCTAAAGCTATAAAAGTTACTGCACAACAAACCGGATATCTTAAAACTGGTGATATTCTATCGGAAGGAATGTCTTTTGAGGATATCTTTATTTCAATGTTATCTAAAAAAGAATCAGCTTTATTAATAGGTAAATTGTCTACTTCTAACGATTTGGAGTTTGGGTCTGGAAAGGGAGAAATATCTTATACTGTAATACTAAATGGGCAAGGTCCTGTTAAGAATGCTTTTATTGACAATTCAAATATTAATAAACTTAATTTCTCAGAAGTGAACTCCGGGCAGCAAACGGCGGTGCGTCGATTAAACGGATATTATACTGCGGGGGAAAGTTATAAGGCTACTGTAGTGCTAAATAAAAGTGCGGATGGTTCGTTGGGGGAGTTAACTCTCAATAATACAATTAGTGTCAACGTCAAACGTAAATGGTTCGCCGGCGTGTGTTCTTCTATTCCTCAATCCTCTGCCGACGTGCGAGCACTAGGATCTAACGGCATATATAACGGTCCCGGCACCTATAAATTTCCTGTAGGACAATGGAAAATGTTTGTGATCTGTATTCCTGCTGATACAATTAAAGATTTGACGCTAACTGCTTATCCTGGGAATTTCATCGAAGACAGAGGGGTCTGCTCAGGACCAATTGAGATATCGGTGGAAGGAGCAAATAACAGTGAAGCGATAAAATACAAGATGTGGATCGTGCAGTCTATCATGGCAAATGACTCTGATACGTTCACCTTTAAAACAGCATAAAGATGAATAAAAACAACTTAGTTAATGTACTGCTAGCCGGTTTAGCATCTTTAAATATACCGGGTGCTAGTCTAGCTATCCAATACCGTAGAACGTCAGACCGCCCGATTGACGCTACTGAAACTTGGAATAGTATGGAAGATGCGTTAAGATATGCACGTAACACAGATGAAGAAGCGTATGTTCCCTATCGTGGGCAAGTTATATCGATTGATGGTGATAAGAGTTTGTATTTGTTAGTAGAGGACGAATCTATTTCTAAAGAGGACGGAAGAAACCATTTTAAGTTACACAAAATTTCTACTGAAGAAGTAGCAGACGCGAAATATCTAAGTAAGGTCGTAGAGGATACAGCTGAAAAACTGATTCATTTTAAAGGTGGAATTGATGTTATAGGAACTTTGACGGCTTGTATCGCAAAGTTTTCCGGTGATATTTCTTCTTCTGACTATGCAGCTAAGCTGTTAGGATGGATTATCAATGCTTCCGGGGAAGCAGAATTTAAGTCGGTTCATATACGCGAATTTCTTGAGGCTGATGAATTAAGGTATAATCGTGTATCTGTTATATCGGGTGAGGAATGGAATGCTCCGGGCGGTGGGATTATTGAAAAGGTAGACGAAGCTAACAGACTTCTCTATCTTAAACTAGAACCGGGCGAATTAGCAAGTCTTGAAACAGACGACATCTGCAAAGGCATATTTAATAACCGGACTGGATTCCAGACAGCCTATTTCCGAATAACAGAGAAATTAGGCAATTCCACGTTTAAATATGTGCTAAGGAGTGGATTCTCCCATCATCCTACTAAATTGATGCATTTTGTCGCTTATGGTAACTTCACGAATAAAGACCGACAAAAGTCTAGCTACTCAACACAAAGTTATTCCCGCTACTTAACAAGAGTGAACGATTGGGAAATTGCGTCTGACATGATCGTGATGCAGCTAGGTGATCTGTCTAATTTGAAACTATTTGGAATTGACATGACCGGACACAGTGCTTACCTGCGTCACATCTATATGACAGGAGTAATCAAACAGATCTCCGACGATGGGGTAACAGAAAGTCGCGTCCCTTGCTTCAAAGGAGAATGGGCGATGGGAACTTACTATTATTATGACGAAGTAACTCACAATGGCTCATCATGGCTATGCATCTCTGATAAGCCAACAACACAAGAGCCGGAAGAAAACGCAACGGACTGGCTGGAAAAATCGGCAGCAGGAAAAGATGCGGTAACAGTCAATATCCTAAGTTCAAACGGGAATATATTCTCCAACAGGGCAATCTCTACAACTCTAACAACCTATGTTATGAAGGGAGATGCTGATATTACCGAAAGCATTCCGGCTTCCCGCTTTTCGTGGGAGAAGAAAAGTAACAATTCGGATACCGATAAGATATTTAACGAGACGCATGTCGGGCACGGGCATGTACTTATACTTACCCCGGATGATGTTTGGGGGCGTGCAACATTTAATTGTATTGTTTCACTTTAAAGATTATTATTATGGAAGAAAAAAATTGTAGAGTTGCTGAAACGGACAAGCGTAATCCCGGTCAGCCTTTAAGTAAAGTATCATTGTCGGATATAGATTTAAGTAAGCTCCCCCCCGGCACACGGATTCTTCAAGAGGGACCACCAATGATAATAGATATTCCCGACGAAGAGCTTAGGAAATTGCATGAAGCTGCCGCAAAATCTGGTCGCGGAGATGATCCCGGAAAAATGGGACCTATAGGTAATATTTCATAATAATTAAGTTTTTAACGTGGAAATACAAAAATAGTAGTAACAAATTAATAATCAAAATTATGCCAATCGCAAGAGGACAAATTACCATCGTCGATTTAAACGATGCAAAATCAGTGAGTATGTATTTGGGAAGCAATCAACCACTCACTCAAATCTTTAACAAGGAAAACAGTTCTTATGTACCGAATTGGACGGCTTCTCCGTTCCTTGTCATTACTCCAGAACTGTATGTCTCCGGTACGACTACGAATGTAATCAGCCGATTGAAGGCAGCACCAACTTACACAATTAACGGTGGTGCTATCAGTGCATTTGGCGGTACGGTTACAGCTACTTCGCCTTATGCGCTTACTATCAAGAATAACATGACTAGCGCATCGCAGTTAAAGATAGAATGTTCCGGTATTTATGTTGACCCCGATACGAAACTTGAAACTCCTGTTAAGGCAGTTATCAACTACACCAAAACGGAGAACGCCGGACAGCTTATTTGCGCGATAGCCTACGCTCCAAAGGGGAATGTTTTCAAAAACGACCAATCCTCAACGTTAACGGCACATTGTGACATGTGGCGAGGTAGTAGGATCGATGCTGATAAGGTTGCCTATCAGTGGCACAAATTAAAATTGGACGGGACTTGGGAATCTCTAGCGGCTTCAAATGCTTACGGTATTACAGGCACAACCACGAACGAGATTACTATTCCGGCTAGTGCTGTTCTCAACTTCGAATCGTTCAAATGTATTATCAAAGATACGGATACAGCGAGCGGCACGTATAACACGTCAGTAAGTGACATTATTTCGTTTTCTGACCTATCCGACCCGTATGTAATCGAAGTATCATCAACTACCGGTGACAAGTTGGTAAACGGCCAAGGAAGTACGACTATCAATGCCAAAGTATGGCAAAATGGAGAAGCATTTGCTGACAGTGCGGCTGATACCAAATTCACTTTCGACTGGAAGAAGTATAAGAAGGACGGAACACAAGATACTGCCTGGGGGACAAGCGGAGTTAAAACGGGAAAATCTATCACTGTCACAGCGTCAGAAGTCGATGTAAAAGCAACATTTGTAGTTGAACTTTCATTAAAATAATGACATGATAGTAGCAAGGGGACAAATAACGATCAGTATAGTAAAGGACGGACAGTATCCAGTGCAGGAATATGCAAAGTCTACGTCTGGTACTGTTGCACCTGCAAGTGGATGGAGTAAAACTCCGCCTGCTTGTGCCACGAATGAGTACCTATGGGTGAGAGCGGGTGTAGTTATTCCTCCGGCTACATCTCCTGCTTCGTGGTCAACTGTTCGTGTAGGTGCCATAAATGGTGCAACAGGTGCGACAGGTCCTAAAGGTGAAACAGGTCCTACCGGATCGCAGGGTATCCCCGGCACGTCTCAGTTCTTTCATGTGAAGTACTCGGCGAACTCGAACGGTAATCCGATGAGCGATACGCCTAATACTTATATCGGTACTGCTGTGACAACAAGTGCGACCGCTCCAACCGGATACGCCTCATATAAGTGGGTGCAGTTGAAAGGATCGCAGGGACCCAAAGGAGATCAAGGAATCAAAGGACCGACCGGAGCGGACGGCAGGACTACCTATCTGCATATCAAATACTCGGATAATGGTACGACGTTCACCGCTAACGGTGGTGAGACTCCGGGCGCGTACATCGGACAATACACCGACTTCACGGCTACGGACAGTACGACATTCTCTGCTTATACTTGGACGAAGGTGAAGGGTGACAAGGGCGACAAAGGGGACAAAGGCGACAAGGGTGCAACAGGTGCGACAGGTCCTAAAGGTGAAACAGGTCCTACCGGATCGCAGGGTATCCCCGGCACGTCTCAGTTCTTTCATGTGAAGTACTCGGCGAACTCGAACGGTAATCCGATGAGCGATACGCCTAATACTTATATCGGTACTGCTGTGACAACAAGTGCGACCGCTCCAACCGGATACGCCTCATATAAGTGGGTGCAGTTGAAAGGATCGCAGGGACCCAAAGGAGATCAAGGAATCAAAGGACCGACCGGAGCGGACGGCAGGACTACCTATCTGCATATCAAATACTCGGATAATGGTACGACGTTCACCGCTAACGGTGGTGAGACTCCGGGCGCGTACATCGGACAATACACCGACTTCACGGCTACGGACAGTACGACATTCTCTGCTTATACTTGGACGAAGGTGAAGGGTGACAAGGGCGACAAAGGGGACAAAGGCGATAAGGGAGAACAAGGAACACAAGGAGCAACAGGATTGCCCGGTGCTCTTATTCGTCCGCGTGGTGAATGGAAAGCGAGTACGGCATACATGAATAATTCCCAATACCGGGATACGACTATTTATAATGGAAATACTTATTCCTGTAAAACGAGTCATACATCTTCCAGTTCCTTCGACTCAACAAAATGGACTCTATTTAATGAGTTTATTAATGTCGCTACGCAATTACTGATAGCCCAAAACGCTACGATTGACATACTAGGTACATCCGGCTTGTTTGTTGGTAATCTGTCAAAGACGCAAGGATGGTTAATGAAAGGTGGATCGATTAAGCACAATGTTACGGGAGTAGAACTGACAGCAGAAGGAAAGTTCTCACTTCCTGCAACGGGTGCGATGTTGGTTGGTGGTAAAACGTTTATTACTAGTGGTAAAATCGTGACTGATTTTATTGACGTAGATAATTTAAAGGTTAAGAAGTTGGACGGAGCTACAGGTACATTTAAAGAATTACAAGCGATTGACAATAACGGGAAAATACAGGGAAAAATAGCTTTTAATGTTTCCGGCTCTGGGGACAATGTTTCATCTTCGTTTAATATTAATTTTTCAAAAACATGGGTTTCGGGTGACTTATATCATCAAGGATATAATTCTACGGAAAAGCGATCATTTCGTTTTTACACATCAGATTTATGGTGTAGGGGTGAATTTGGACACAGTAAAATGACAACGATGGAGTATTATGGTTACGATACTGGTGAGGTATACTTTCATATATATGGTATGGGAAATGCAGGAGTCAGACATGTATATCCAAAAGATAATGGACAACCTGTAGACTGTATCATATTATCCGGAAATACTAATTATATCGCTTGTGTCTGCGATGCTAGTACACAAAAAATGATAGTATTAATCAATAACTCAAGTTACACAAAAAGAATAAGTATCAATTATGCAAGTCAAGGTAGGGCCGAAATTGCGCCTTGGTCTTTTAGGCTCTTTGTAACAGGAGCTATGCAAAGCGGAGTAAATAATTTATTTGGTATGGGTTAATAACAAAATATTATGAAAATAGACTTTAGAAAAATTGAAGTAACAGACATCGAAGGGAATAAGAGTACTTTCGATATAAGTAAGGAGCTAGGTAATACTATCTACCAGAAAACCGCCGATCTGGGCGAATTGGAGTTAGCACAGAGAATCTATAAAAATGGTGAAGTCGAATTATCAACAGACGAAGCGGAACGCATCAAGGAATACGTGAGAACTAACTTTGTCGCAGTCGTACAATTAGCGGTTAATGAAGCGCTTGCGAAAGAATGATTTAGCACAAAAACATATTATAGAACTATATATTATTAATCACTTTAAAAACAGAATTTATGAAAACAAAGTATTTAACAGAGAATTTGAGAACTACACAGGTCGAATCTACTGCAAAAGGTGGTGAATATGAGTATCACGTTTCTTACGTGTATGATGGCAAGAATCTGCTCCGCTTGTCATGTAACATCTATAAGTGTAATGCCGAGAATCAATCCTATTCAGGTTGTATGTCATTCGAAAGCGGCAATAAATCGATGAACTTCCCTGAGGATGTTGAAATAGCACCGCATATTACCATGTTTGAAAGTATCTTGCAGGAGGTAAACGAAGGGTTAGCTGCCTTATAAAAAAAGAAAACCGCCTGCTCATCACGAGTTAGCGGCTTGATAACACAAACAAAACAAATAGCGAAAGGCACCACCCCTTCGCTTATAAATCGATACAAAGGTAGTATTAATAATTAGATAGAGAAAAGGAATATGGGATTAAATGAATGGCTGGCTCTGATCGGGGCTTTGGGAGGCTTCGAAGCAATCAAATGGATAGTTAACTTCTATGTGAATCGTCGAACTAATGCAAGGAAGGAAGATGCGACAGCGGATAGTATGGAGGATGAAAATGAACGCAAGCAAGTCGCATGGCTGGAAGAACGTATCGCTCAACGTGATGCCAAGATTGACGCTATTTATGTTGAACTCCGGCAGGAACAGTCCGCTCATCTGGAAGATATTCATAAGAAACATGAACTGGAGCTTAGATTGAAAGAAGCCGAAATAAAGAAATGTGATGTACACGGATGCACTAACCGGCAGCCGCCAAGTGACTATTAATTATAAGAAGGAAAAGAAATGATCGGAGTATTAGAGTTTATTTTTCAGGACTTTTGGCATTGGCTTGGAACAATATGTCTATTAGCTGTAATAGCTGAGTGTGGGCCTCTGATTAAAATTAATATAGGAACTAAAAAAGAGGAGGAAAAGAAATGAAAGTTTTGATTGACAATGGTCATGGAGAAAACACGCCAGGTAAGCGTTCTCCTGACGGAAGATTAAGAGAATGGTCATACACTAGAGAGATTGCCAATCTGGTAGTAGCCGGATTACGCAAAAAGGGAATTGACGCCGAGCGGATTGTGAAGGAAGATTCAGACGTTCCTTTGTCAGAACGATGTCGCCGGGTTAATAACATCTATAGAGATACAGGTAAGAAAGCTATCCTTGTGTCTATTCACTGTAATGCTGCCGGATCAGGTGCAAGCTGGATGAATGCGCAAGGATGGAGTGCATTTGTATCGAATAATGCGTCATTAAATAGCAAAAGGTTAGCCGAATCCCTGGCACAAGTAGCAGAATGTATTCCTGTGCCGATTCGTAAGCCGATGCCCGGACAACTGTATTGGCAGCAGAACCTTGCTATTTGTCGGGATACGAATTGCCCGGCTGTGCTGACGGAGAACTTCTTTCAGGACAGCAAAGAAGATGTAGAATACCTTTTGTCTCGGGAGGGCAAAGATACGGTTGCCCGGATTCATATTGAAGGAATCTTGAAATACTTAGGCTTATGAAACGATTAATCTACATATTTATCATTTTGCTGACGTCAGCAATATGGTTGTCATCCTGTCGGAGTCCTCAATATGTTCCTGTAGAGACCAAAATACAACTAAAAGATTCGGTAATAACGAGAGATTCGGTTGTAATCAAGGAACAGACGGTTCGGAAAGACTCAGTTGTAATAAAGGACTCTACCGTAATCGTAGTCGATGAATCCGGAAACGTTATCCGGACCGAATTATATAGGTACCGTGACTGGTACAAGGAACTGTCACGTGATTACTCTGTGTTGCAGGCAAAGTATGATTCTCTTTTTAGTGAGAAACAGAAGGAAATACAGGTCCCTTATCCAGTTGAACGTGAACTTTCCTGGTGGCAATCTGTTAAGGTACAAGTCGGAGAAATAGCTATAGGCATAATTATTGGTTTGATCATTATAATTGCGCTACTCCGTCGAAAGAAATAACTACTAAAAATAACACTAAGATTCATAATAAAAAACTTTGGATGCCTCTGCTTGTGAAAGTAGGGGTATTTTCTTTTGCTTATCTCATTTATAATTAGTACATTTGTGTACAGACGTGGATGTCTGTTGTACATCTCTCTACGGAAAAGTTGCTAGTTTTCGAGATCGAGAGAAGATAATACGTTATTAATTCCAATAATTAGCCTCGCCTAAGCGTAGTCGGGGCTTTCTTTTGAAATTTGATGCGATACCTCTCGAAATCATAGATTTAAAAACTTACCTTTGTGACATAACTAAACGATACAATTATGGATAATAGTACATTATATATAATAGGAAATGGATTTGATCTACAGCATAACTTAAAATCTTCTTATGATGAATACCATAGATATGTAAAAAATAACAGGTCAAATGTTGAAGATTTCCTAAATCAATATTTCACTCTTAAAGTAAAAAAGGATAAAAAGAGTGATAATTATTGGTGGTCAGATTTCGAGAATGATCTTGCAAGTTTTCATGCAAAGTCATTTTTTTATGACCATGATAACGTTTCTGAAGGATTTATGGATCAGGAACATCCACAGTGGAGCGATTTTTTTGGAGTAGAAGACGAGATTATTGAAGAGTCTGAGAAGGCGTATTTTGAAATAAGGCAGTCATTTTGGGATTGGATTAATGAAATATCTGAAACAGAGATAGAACGAAAAAATATGCATTTTGAAAAGGATGCCTTCTTTTTATCCTTTAACTATACATCTACAATTGAAAGAATTTATAATATTCCAAAGGTTTTTCATATACATGGATATATTGGCGATAATAATGAGGAAAGTATTGTTTTTGGACATGGAAAGGAAACTTCAGAAGGTGAAATACCTGAACTAGATGAAAATGGAGAAAGCAATAGGGCACCAGGTTCTGATGCAGAAGCTTTTTCTCATTCTCTTTTTTATCAATTTCAGAAACCAGTAAAAGATATTATAGACAGAAATCAATTTTTTTTTGATTCTCTAAAATATACAGAAAAAGTGGTTGTGTTAGGACATTCCCTTAATGATATTGATATGCCATATATTTCTAAAATTAGAGATTCTATTTCAGATAGCTTGAGTTGGATAATAGTCTGTTATACTGACGATGATAGGCAGCGTGCAAAAACTGTAATGGAAAATATAGGAGTTGCCAAAGATTCATATAGGCTGTTGTCTTGGAAAGATTATGAAGAAGATATGTTTTAACGAATTTAGAATCTGTAAAGTATAGTTTTATGAACCAAAATGTCGAATACGAGAAGTTTACACAAGAAATATATCAGGAGTTAAGCAATGCTCGTGGTATTACAACCAATGTTGAACACAATGTCAAGCTCATTGGTAAGTCAGGACAAAAACATCAAATAGATGTATACTGGGAATATAAAATAGCTGGTGTTCAGCACAAAGTAGCTATCGAATGCAAAAATTATAACCGTAAGCTCTCTGTTGATAAAGTAAATGCATTTCGCGGTGTATTGGCTGACCTTACTGATGTTAAAGGTATTATGATAACTCAAAAAGGCTACCAGGCAGGAGCAAAAAAAATAGCAGATTCTTGCGGAATTAATCTAAAAGAATTAAGAACTCCTAGTGAAGATGATGATTGCATAGTAGCAGAAGCAAGGCTCAGTTTAGGTATATCTCTTACCCAACGTGTTTTTTCACTTGATAATGATTGGGCAAAAGCAAATAGTATAAATTGGTTATCATATAGAAACTTCAGTCCCAGCTTTTCGCAACGAGGTAATGAATGGGGAGAAGATTATCTTCCTTTAGATACCGCTGGAGATGAGATTCTTGATGAAAAAGGTAATGTAATTACGACTTTTGATAAATTAGTAGATGAACGTCCTCAAAAAACAGTACATGTATTTGATTTTAAGAACGCCTATGTTATTACCCATAATTGGGGAAAAGTAAAAATAAAAACGGTCAAATATATTAATAGCAAGACACACAAACAAACATTAATAACTCTCGATGCAAGGGATATAACAAAAGCAATACTCAAAGATGCACTGAGTGGTGAAATAATGTTCTTTTTTAAGGGTATCTGAAAAGTTCGATAGAATAGAAATAATTTCTCATTTTATGTACATCGGTAGAAATAAGTAGTACCTTTGTCCCGGGAATCATTTATTTCTACCCGTGACGACGGGATTTGCCCTGGCTGAATGGTCGGGGCTTTTTAATTTTCAAGAATATTTACTCTCAATATAATATTAATTCAATTTTTTGTTTCAAATATCACAATAAGTAGTCAGATGGATAAATTAGATGATTATAAGACAGTTTTAGTAATAGGAAATGGATTTGATAAGAATATAGGCATGCCTACTTCTTATAAAGAGTTTATGGGAAGTGAAGAATTTAAAGATTTAATTACAAAAGATAATAGTGTCCTAGCCAAATATTTGGACTATAAAAAATCACACGATGGAACAAACTGGATAGATTTAGAAAAAGAATTAGGCAATTATGCTAAAATCCTAAATAATGGAGCTAAAATAATTGATGTAATCCCCCAAAAAATAAGAGGAGACATGAATTCTAGTGAAATCCGAAGTGCATTTAGACGGGACTTTGATTTTCTATGTTGGGCATTAAAAAACTATTTAAAAGAAGTTGAGAATATCGAATATCCTAATGAGAAAGTAGCTAACTCTGTTGCATACAAACTCATCAAAGATATAATAAGAGAAAGAAAGCCATATTATGTTGTTAATTTCAACTACACGAATTTTGTTAAAAAGACTATTATGTTCGAATCGTCTGGCTATTCTACAAAGAATGAAATTCTACAAATACATGGTTCATTGAAAAAAGATATTGTTTTTGGAGTACAAGATAATTTTGAGTTAGAACGGCAACATGTCTTTTTATATAAATCTCACAATAAATGTCAAAAAGTAAGAGGATTACCTCAAATTTTAGAGAATGCAGATAAAATTATATTTTTTGGTTATTCATTAGGAGAAACAGATCATTCCTATTTTGATGATTTTTTTAAAAATCAAACAAAAAAGGATTGCCGTAGTAAAAGTTTTGTTTTTCACCATTATGGACAAGATGCATATGATGACATTATTTGGCAATTGAAAGTGCTTACAAATAATCGAACATCTTATTTAAATCAATATAATGATATACGGTTTGAAGATAGCAGTAAGACACCAAAATAGAAACATTATAGCAGAGGAAAAGCGAACACAACTCTGCATAGGAATTATAAAATTTGTAGTTAATTTAAATAAATCTTCGACATGAATAGAATTATAATTATCGGTAACGGATTTGATATGGCACATAAGCTTAAAACTGGATATCGGGATTTTATAGATGACTATTGGAATAATGTAACAGAAAAGGTATTTGGGGGATATGACCAATGGCTGAAAGAAAACTGGGGAGGAATGGATTATTTTGGTAACTATAAGGACGAGTTTGTTGCCTTTGAGAAAAAATATGGTAAGACAGAAATTAATAAAAGCTCCTTTCCATGCAAAAAAGGCACCCTATTAGAGAAATTGTACACACTAATTGATGAGTATAATAATGACCCTAATACACCAGTAACAGTTCATTTAAAGTTTGAAAATCGTTTTTTTGAGCGTATATCTCATCAATGTTCTCTTGTAAATTGGGTAGATATAGAAAATGAATATTATGATGCATTGAAAAAACTTAGTTTAGAGGAAAATGCTCAAGAACGGAGTCAGAAAGTTAAGAAACTAAATATTGAATTTGAAGCAATAAAAAATCTACTCGAAAAGTATTTGTATGGGATATCAAAAAGCTCTGTCACTCAACATGCATCGATAATTGAATCAGTGAATAGTCTGATTGAATTAAATGATGTTGCATTAAAGAAACAGCAACAGTATTTAGATTCTATATTAAAAGATATAGATCAATCTGGCAATGAAATGGAAGTTTTTGGAAGAGTTATGGCAGAACCAGATCCTTTCTGTTCTACAGCTGAAACTTATAGGATGCATCTTAAAAATAAACTAGAGAGCGATCATTTTAAAAAGAAGTATTGCATTCCAACGCAGATAGTATTCTTAAATTTTAATTATACGAATACTGCCCAAAAATTATATCTTGATGAAGAGAATGATAATGAGATAATTAATATTCATGGGGAACTTTACAATAAGGCAAATCCTATGATTTTTGGATATGGGGATGAGTTAGATAATACATATAAGAAAATAGAAGAGTTACAGGATAATGATTTCTTGGAGAATATAAAATCCATAAACTATCATGAAACAAGAAATTACAGAAGATTATTGGAGTTTATAGAATCCGGGATATATCAAGTATTTATAATGGGACATTCTTGTGGCAACTCTGACAGAACTTTACTCAACACTTTATTTGAACATGATAATTGTGCTTCTATTAAGGTTTACTACTGGCAACAAGAAAATGGTTCGGATAATTATAGCGATTTAATAAGAAACATTTCGCGTAACTTTAATGATAAACCCAAGATGCGTGATATAGTTGTAAACCGAGAAAACTGTTCCCCTTTAGTTCCGACAGAAAAAGAGGTGGCCGAATAAGCTACCTCTTTTTTGTGGGGTATGAGGACATGACATATATCTGTGGTGAAGGTTCATATGATTTGCAGATTAATATATAGAAAGAAGTTGTGTGTTTTTATAGCTTTATTTGCATCTTAAAGTAATGAATATGGATGTAGTTCTCAGTATAAAGAAAGCCAATGTATATGATGAAGTCGCTAAACTTACCGGATATGTTGGCGCAAAAAACATTGAAGATACCGGAAAGGCTTATGATCGCGTATTTACAACTGATGACGATAGATTGATGCTGGAAAGGTTTTGGCGGGAGGCAGTCGGGGCAATAACTGATGAAGTCAAGAGGTTTATTATAACAGTAAGTAACCAGGTTAATTCTCAGTATGTGGATATAAGTGAGGTCTGGACTGCTACTTTGGAAATGCCAAGTAACTTTGATAGTAATTTGGTTGACTCAATCAATGACTCTCTTTTTTCATGTGTCGTTAATTCAATTGCTAGTAAATGGTTTGCAATAACTAATAAGGAGGAGGCGGATATGTATTCAGGGATGGCGATTAACTGTGGTAATGAAGCAAAAAGCAAGTTGTATTACCGGAAAAAGCCGAAGAGGATAGTCCCGTTTATTTGAAAAATATTCATTTTAAAAAAGAAATATATATGGCGAAGAAGGAGTTAGTTATTACTTTGGTTAAAACAGAGTTGGTTTATGAAGTGCAAAACAAAACACATTTAACTGGTGTCAGCCGTTTTGCTGGAGATAATTTTGAGCAGGTTGCAAACATGCAGATGGGAGATGACGAAGAACATAAGAATCAGATTCTTCGTTCATTGGGTGATGCCCATAGGGAATTGAAAACAAAGATGTCCAATTACATGGTTGGCAATACGGATAAAGCAAATGATATTCAAGAGGAGGAAGCGGGTGATTTCAAGTTGACATTAAAGATGCCGAGTAACTTTAATCAGGCTGTTTCGGATGCTATTGCGGCTGCTTGTCACAGATTTCTAGTAAATACTGCTATATGTGATTGGTTTATGATAACTAATCCGAGTGAGGCAAAGAACTATTCAGATTTGGCGGTTATTGCCTTGCAATCTATTAGAGAGTCTGTGAATAAAAGGACAATTCCTACAAGGGTAGTGCCAAGTGTATCTGAGTGATGGATCGGTATATAACTATAAAGTTGATTAGGTCTGAACTTATCTATGAAATTAATCTTTCGGCGTATGCGGTGGGTGAAACTATTCGTGGAGAGGATGATGATCGGAGTTTAGTGATGGATATTTGTGACGATGGCAAGGCTGATAAGACTACGCAGACTCTTAATAAAGCTTGGGGAGACTTGTTGAATGATATGACCGGATATACAAAGATTGAAACAGATGAGGACATGGATGTGGATAATACTTTTGTTTCTCCAGAAGAGTATACGGCTCGTTTGTGTGTTCCTGATAGCTTTTCGAAATTAAATGTGGAAGCTGTGAAGAATGCAATGCATGCTTATTTAGTGAATGAGGCTTTGGCTGGGTGGTTTGCCGTAACTAAAAAAGATGAAGTAGCGTATTATGAAAATAAAGCCTTGATGGAACTTGCAAAAGTAAAGAGGTTTTTGAATGTGAGGGTGAAACCTGTCAGGATAAAGATGTACCCCTTTTAGGATGAGGGAGATAAGGGTGGTTTAACGTTTGTTCGACCACCCTTGTTTTTTTATCTGAGTTTGTTTGTCTGTCTAGTTTCATAGACAACAGATGTTCCTGAAAGACTCTCTCCGGGAGATAGCTCCGTTATAATTGCAAATCGGAAGTATTTGTAGGGACTGCCATGAATGGAACGTATAGTATGATCAAGGCTGGAGGTTATTGGTATGTAGTTAATACAATCTCTGGAGCCATATAGAACTGATTTGATGTGTCCTTTTTCGAATACTCCTCTGTGAATAGACTGAGTGATTGTCTTTAGCAGGTCGGGGGAGTCGAGCTTTAGCGGACGAGTGATGATTATTCCTTTTACTCCTTTTGAATATTCGTTTCCTGTATTGGATACATTGACAAGGGTGTTACTTTTAGCCATGATGTAAGAGTCAGGATATGAATTGACGGAGTTTATGAAATTGGATGGGATCATGCTCCATGTTTTCGTCTGCAATGAAAATACATAGGCGTAGGAGTATTCTTTGTTGAATACGATGATGCGTTGGTTTGTGTAGTCGTAAGACATGTTGCATCCTTTTATGTACTCCATGAGACTTGTATGTTTGAAGTGATCAGTAGTCAGTCCTGCCATTTGTGCAAGCTGCTTGTATCCTTTTAGTGTGGAAATGTCGAATGATTTTTTATTTAGAATTTCGGATATGCAAACACTCTCGGAACCTTGTATGAGCATGATGCCTCGTTCGGATGTAAATAGGACGGCTGTGTCTATCTGAGTTATTGATTCGGGATTATTGCATACGTCACGTGTTGCCGGTTGTTTCGCTGTGTATTTTCCTTCGCTGGATACTTCGAGCGCCCATACTCCTTCGTCAGTGAATGCATATAGTGGGAATTGTCCGAATTGGCCCTGAGAGAGAGCTTTGGTGGCGGAGCGGATTCCTAGTATTTCACCGGAGCCGATTGTATTTACTCCGGTTGGAGGAAATGTAAATGGATTGTTTACTTCGGAAGTGTGTATCTCGTTGTAATGAGGTATTCCACGGCTGATATTTGATAGAATGCTGGTGTCAAAATTCGAAACGAAACTATTAATAGAATCTGTATATGCGCCATTCAAGGATTTGTGCTCAGTAAGTTTAGTGCTGGAATAAGTTTTTATACCATTATTATCCTCCCTTTCAATAATAATCTTAAATGCTTTTGGATCAGGATAGAAAAAGAAGGAGGAAAGGATATTCATTTCTATATTACTAATAATATCGACCATGATATCTTGTTTTTCAGATTCGATAAAAACGTATCCTTTGTGTCTGTATACTTTTTTGATAGCTTTTTGGGATGTATTATCGTATTCTCCATTAATATATTGAAAACATGATTCTAATGGAATACTCGTTGGAATCATGGTGATGTTGGCTAGGTTTAGTCTTGAATTATATGTAAAAGCATGTTTTGCTACACGTGTGCCACTTTGCTGGCTATCTCCTGCCATAACTTCTCTACTTTCTAATCCATTAAGCGCACCACTTTCTATGGGAAGCATATTTTCTTCTTTTGCTATTTTATTTATATCAATAGAACATATACGATAAAAAGGTAGTGCACTCTCATTGTCTAGAAAAGTGCTGATTTTCATGGAGATAAAGGATTGCTGAGATATGCTTTCTCCCCACGCTTCAGACATGTTATATTCACGGTATATTGGTTTTCCAGAGTTGTCTTTTTCTCCAATGCATGTATGTGATCTGACATCTATTCTTTCATTACTTGAGAGGTCTGTATAGAGGTATGGTAAAATATTGTGGCAGCTATTTTCTTGGTCTACTCCTGCCAGGGAAGGGGTTATGTATATATCTATACTTTTTACAATATCCATCCAATTGGGTAACGATTCTTTTAGTATGTCGTAGTTTGTAATTTCATAATATACAGAGGATGAAATGGAGGTTATCTGCATATTTATTCCGGTTACAGCTCCATTGTTAGTATTAAACCCTGCTACTCTTGCTAAAAAGTGAGCATTTTCACTTGGTTTCATTTTGACTGGAGCAGATAGCATATATAAACTTCCATCGTATAGCCTGTATGCATATCTTATCATAAATGGTTGTTGAAAACCATTTGTGTTTTTAATGTTTGCTGATTCAGGATTGATATATGCGAAAATCACATCTCTTGTGGCTTTGGCTGCTTCTTCTTTTAGAATTGGGTGTGATATACCGCTGAATACTCCTCCTGCAGGAAAACTAGATGTCATTATCTCCGAGCTTTTAATTGTGCTTCTAAGCCTGAAGGAAATGGATGGAAATTCGGCTTTGTCTCCCATGATTACATAACTTCCTGATTTGTAAAGTGCATATATTAATCCTTGGTCGGTAAGAATAACCAGTGTATTTCCGATGGAGTTTATTTGATATAGTTCTTTATTCGTTATTGAGATGATGTCTTTTTGTGTTGACGGATTCTCGGTGAAATAGCGAATTTTACCGTTGTTTATCCCTTCATTTGTGTCGCATACTATATAATTGCAATAGTCTGATGTCTTATGAATGTACAATACTTTTTGATTATTGCCTAAAACAAAGAGAATCTCGGGTGGAATGACAGGTACTAAATTCCCATTTTCATTGACTAAATTTATCATTGATGCAATATCACCATCCGGGCAATCGTAATCGGAAGGGATAGTAGTAATTCCTGTGTATTTAATCTCTTTCTGCTGCATAGTTCTTTCTGGTTATGATTGGTAATACTCTGTGACCCTCTTTTTCATACGGATCTCCTACACGGTATGCTGCGTATTCTGCTCTTCCGTCCATTTCTATTATTTTTCTGCAAAGGGAAGTCCATCTGATGCGTAGATAATTGGGGAATTTAGAAGCTTTTCTTGCTATTCCTGATACATTCTTTTCTTTTACGTTTCGCATGTGAATGTACATATACACTTCTTCATCATCGGTGGCTAATTGTATGGAGTCTCCTTCCTGTATGTTTAATAGAGATACCACCTTTGATGTAAGGTGGATATCTCCATTGGGCATAAATTTAATGTCCGGCTTAATGTTACTTACTATCTGATTCATATTGGATTATATATTCTGTTGATTCATTTAGGGTTCTTTTTGTAAGTCTGAATTTTTGGTCTTGATCGTGCGGAAGTCCGAGATCGAAGAAAATAGCTTGATTAGTAGGACACATGTTTTCGAATACATGGAAGCCTGTTTTCTGATTCTTTGTAACCAATCCGACTTGTGTACGTATTGCAAAGTCATATTTTACACGTTTAAGAGCGTAAACAGTTTCTGAGTTATACTTTGTTCTGTAGACGAAGATAAATGGGACACCTCCTTTTTGAATGCCTAATTCTTTAACAGCTCCATCTGACAGAGAGACAAAGTTTGTATCACAATGTAGGATAACAAATAGCCCTTTACGTGATTGATTTGCACGAATGACGCTAAGTAAATTATTGAGTTTCATATTGCAAATGTATTTTTTTTAATAGTGAAGATTGTTCTATGTATTAATCACCTAATTCTTCTCTGATTTTATCGAATCTGTTTTCTGCTCGTATCAAAGTTTCTTTAGTCTTAAAACTGATAATACCAGTTACCTTCATTGTATAATTCGTCTTTTCTATTTTATCACAAAACTTCTTCGCTTCTTTCATGGAAGGGTAGGGGGTTCCTGATATATAATCTTGCTGACCATCAAATAGAAGTACTGCGTAATAGGTGTTTCTCTTTTTGAAAAACCTAATGAGAAATGTTTTTATTTTATCCATTTATTATGAAAATATTTGTTTTTTATTATTATTTACTCCAGAACATATCTCCCGAAATAGATCGGGCTGTATCATCACCGGTTAGTCGAATATACCGAAAGAAGTTCTGTTCGGTCCGGTGCCCGGTGAGTTTCATTATCTCGAACGTCTTCATCCGCCCTGTTAAATACATATTTGTTGCTGCACTCCTCCTTGCAGTATGACTACTTATCAGCTCCCACTTTTCACGGGTAACGGTCTTCATTTCGCCGCCCTTGGTGAACGAATAGGTAACAAGATCATTCAATCCAATTTCTTTCATTATCACCTTCAGATACTTATTGAAGTACTGAATGCAAAGACCGCATGGAACCTGACCGGCATACTTTGAGAAAATTTCCCGCACATAATCATGAGCTGGAACCTTTACGTCAACGTTAGTCTTTTTTGTCCGGATGACAATGTAGTTATCAATTAGGTTCTGACTTGTCAGTCTCGAATAGTCAGAGTACCGCAAGGCAGTAAGACAACCTAGTACGAACATGTCCCTAATCCTCTCCTTTGCTCTCCGTTTATCCTGCTTCTCAAACTTGTAGTAGTATATTCTTGTGATCTCATTCATCGAAAGGAACACGGCGTTTGTTGGTTCAGTCCTCAAATCAATATCGTCGTAGGTATTATCTACTGCATAGTTGTACTGAGATGCCCGTCGGACGAGTGTTTGAATTTTCAGGATATACCCGACAATGGTATTATGTCTCAGGTCCTGGTCTTCGAGATATATAATGAAGTCTTCTATAAATTCAGCCGTCACCGAGTTCGTGAAGATGTCACAATCAAATTCTGAGGAGAAGTTATCAATGTGTTTTATGATCGCATCATAAACGGCTGCATAGTGCTCAGACTTGCGTCTGCTGCGCTTTTCAAGCACATCCCGGATGAAGTCAGTGAATAATATACCTTCTAAAGGCTTCTCCTGCCGGAAGTGATTAATGTAGTCCTTGCGCACTTGGGTGGTCCGGACCGGTTGTGATAATTGTAATGCTTTGGCTGTATCATTTTAAAGGTTTATCACTGTTTTACAAAATCGGATTTTCCGATTTTACTTTAGATTTAACTATCCCATATTATGAAATGTAGGCTGGCCAGCTCTAATATATGCACTTCATTATTTTATTAAAACATTCATCTTTTAAAATAATTTCCTACCTTTGTATCCTAACAAAATGCTATGAACAAAGAAGTATATAGAAGGTCTTATGAATTAATTAGTGAATATTCTCGTTTCACGGATTCAATTAGAAAGAGAAGTAAATCTCAAATTACGATAAAAGAACTATTTGATTTAAAGTCCGTTCTTTCAAACGTGCATAATATATTGACCTCAATAGCAACATTAGCTACAGCTAATAAAATATCAGAAATATTGTCTTTTAATGAGGAGCAAAAACTTAATTTAATTTCCTCAGTGGAAGAAACGAAAGCAAATACAAATGGATTTGACATTAAAATAGATGATCCTAATAAAATTCTTGTTGAGGTCAAATGCAACATGCTACTTCATGATAAAAAGTTAGGGCAACAACAGATTAATAGTATTTTAAATGATGCCATAAAACTGCGAAATGAACCACCAAAAAGAAGAAAAATTGATTTTAAAACAGATGATTACATTAAAGTCATAGTCCTTGTTGATTCTTATCATGATAAATTAGATGCTGTCATAAAGCAGATTACTAAAGAGGTAAAATGCAAAGAAAACACACGAGAAACGCGAAAGGAACGTATGGAAATAAAACCATACATAAAACCACTTTCATCTTTAGCAAAGATTAAGAATATGCAAGATACGGCATATATATACCTGACAACTATCTCAACTGAAGATATGGAGAATGAATTACAAAGATTAATTTCAAACACATAATACCCTTCTTTATCTTGGTTATTCATTAAAAGATAACTTCTCCAGTTTCTCAATCTGTTTGCGAAGAGAAGCGATTTTCTTTTTTCTCATACCCTCTGCTTTGTTTAGTGCTTCTGATTTATCCAGAAATACATCTTTACCGATATAAAAAAATGTCCAAGACCCATCTCTTACATAATCTGGACTATTTGCGAAATTTGACTTTATAATTTCGAGTTCCATTTCTTTTATGCCTGATGTTAAGGCATATTTTGTTATAAATACCTTTGCCATATTTCCTTCTTTCCTTTTTGGGTTATACTCTATTTATTTCGTCATTGATTCGGAACATACTGTCACTTATAAAGTCGTATATCTTGTACATAAGTTCCGGTTCTTGCTCCTTTGGGGAATAAACCATAACTCTTTTGCCTGCTCCCTTCATCCATCCAGCTTCTGTATTAGCAGATCGACCACAAGGAAGAACCATAACGCAAACATCTGCCCATTGCATAGCGTTAAAATCCAAATCAAAACCTTTTTGTGCAATCGGATGATTGAGAGCTTCCTGATATTGTTGAGTACTCCAATTCTTCCAGTTTGGATCAATGCTCGACCACGAAAAACCATAACTCATGTCACCATTTGGATGTGTAAAGTCATATACTTCGTGACCTTCATTTCTGAGAAACGACACAACATCCTGTTGATATGAGTTTCTCCAACTACTTGCTACATAAATTCTTGCCATTTTACAATATAATTATTTGATTTTAAATTGATTAAATTTACTATAATTCGCAGCTGATTCGCCGAAAGTTCCAAAATAGACGGTTTTAAAAGGGCAAAACCCTTAAAGGCGAAAATTTAAAATTTGAATTATGAAAAAGAATGTAAAACTTCGCCTTCAGCTGTATTTAACTAAGTTTCCAACGGATATTGATTTTTATCTTAATCTTTATTCATTAGTGGAAGAACTATTGTTTATGATTGAACGGCTTTTATAGCCGTTCTTCATTCCTGTCTATTTTTTTTACGTCATTTGGTAATTTTCTCCAATTCCTTAATAAGCGGAAGAACATGCTTTTTCACTTGCTTTAGCTCTGCCGCATTTCCATCATCGGGAGTCCCTTCCAGTAATGCCCGGTAGGTTTCGTACATTTCTCTAAGCCAAATAACCTGCTCCTTAGAGACTGATATTGATTTTTCGCTCATTATTACTTTGTTATGGGTTAATCCTTTCAAGCCAATCACTAACGCATTTTTCCGCTTCTGCATAGCTGGTAAACGTTCTTTTTTCAACAGTTACACAGTACCGCATTAATTCACCGCGAATAATTCCTGCATCATCCTTCCAAACATTTATAGCTCCATTATCTCCGGCAGAAGTACACGCATATCCCAGTTCGATGGTTGATTCAATGTCACTTGTATTATTGATACTATACGCATCAACCTTACGTCTTTTTACTCCCGGAAGCCCATCTAACTGACAGATAGGCTTCTCTTTCTTTATGATTATATTTTTGTTCATTACTATTCTGGTTACGAATTAAAATGCTTGATAAGTTCTTCGGCTGTTGCCTTGTGAGTTTTTGAGTAGTCGAATTTAATTAATTGAAAATACTCTTTCAGCTCAAGAAGAGAATGGATATCGCTGATTACCCATTTCTCACCATCAGTAAACCATTGATGAATATCTGAATCATTTCGCAGTGATGCTAATGCAAGAAACAAATCTTCATTTTCTTCACAATTAATGAATCCGGCTAAATCATTCAATTCACCGAATGATATAATGTTCGTGGATACCCCACAAACACAAGGATATGTGACATTCTCTGGTATTCCATATACTTTTCTGTCACCAATATTTTTTAATGCTATCATTAGACGATTAGCGTGATTTCCGTCTTTAACAACCATATAGCATGGTGTTGTAAATCCTTTATTCTTCTTCATATTCATAAATTATTAATTAATCCCAAAACCCTGTCTGTACCAATTCTTCACCGTTTTTAACGGCAATAATGTCTTTGCCATCCTCTGTTTTCTTGAAAGTACAATCATCGTTCAATATTCTAAGGAACACTTTACCATGATCTGAAAAACATGAATCTTGTTCTTTGTTAAATGCAACGGCTTTTACCATTTCACCGTTTTTGCTTTTATATTTAAAAATTACACCTTTGCTCATATTTATTCTTGGTTTAAAGCATTTTACTTACATCAATTCGTATACGGTCAACCGGTCTGTCATACCCCATATTTCTACTTATTTGCACAAGGTTATTATCCCTTTCAAATTTAGCACATACAGTATTTCTTCCCGGTTCAGATAATTGCTGATATAAATCATAATCATCTCTAAGCATTTCAGCAAAAACTAAATCTATTTTATCTTTGTTATTATCAATGGTTTCACCTATTTCTCTTATCTTCCGAGAATAAGAATTTTGTTCTTCAATCAATTTTTCTCGCTCACTTAACAGAGCGAGAAAACGTTCTTTATAATTATTCATTTTCAGTTTGTTATTCATTAAATGTAAATAGATCGATAGTTTCTCTATCTATATCAGGGAGTGCCCTGAATTGGCACTCAGTAGCAAGCACCACTCTTCCATCGTAAAGACGGATTAACGTTCGAAACGGCGACTCTTTGTCATCTCGAATTATCACACCGGAAATAGTGTTGTCAGCTTTGTAATGAAAGCAAACTTCAACTTTTCGTCCGATACCACCCATTGGGCTTTCCTCTGCCGAATATTGCTTAGGAAAGCTTTTTATATCTATATTTCTTTCAACTCCCATAATATTCCTTTCTTGATTGTTATTCATTAAATGTAAATAGATCGATAGTTTCTCTATCTATATCAGGGAGTGCCCTGAATTGGCACTCAGTAGCAAGCACCACTCTTCCATCGTAAAGACGGATTAACGTTCGAAACGGCGACTCTTTGTCATCTCGAATTATCACACCGGAAATAGTGTTGTCAGCTTTGTAATGAAAGCAAACTTCAACTTTTCGTCCGATACCACCCATTGGGCTTTCCTCTGCCGAATATTGCTTAGGAAAGCTTTTTATATCTATATTTCTTTCAACTCCCATAATATTCCTTTCTTTTTTAGTTTTACGCAAATTGTTCTTTTATTTTTGACATTATGTAATCAAAATGTTCTCTAAACTCTTTTGTATGAGTAAACACAGGGGAATCAATGTCAGATAGCTTTAGCTCCACGATATTGGTGATGCGCTTTACATGCTCTGAATGAGCCTTATTATATCCACTTCTATAAGCACTCATAACCAATCCTCTTACATCCATTCGATCAATAAATTCAGGTTGAGGATCACACACCCTTTTTGAATATTCAATCGCCAGTACTGTTACTGTTTTCTTCTTCATATCTTTCTTGTATTGATCGTCTTCCCGACATCAGGAAAACGTTTTGGTTATTAAATAAAAAAATAGTGGTCTATCAGATCACTATGTTAATCGTACTTGGGGATATTTTAATTTCTCAATAGCTTCTTTGTCTCCATTGGCAGCACGTCTCTTAGTCTCCAAATACCAAGTATAGGGATTATATCCTTCGGGGATTGTATATCCGGCAGGTAATTCCCGTCTAGTTAATGCTTCTTCGATAATCTTTCGCTTCTCACATCGGTCAATTTCTTTCTGTCTCTCTGGAATAAACTCTTTGAAAAAGGCATTTCCAATCCTTCGGGCATCAAATTGAGAAAAAGAATTATCGTATCTTCCGGACTTGTATCGAGAAAAAAACAGCATTAGTTCTGATAATTTGTATATCTGAACAGACGATGCAAATGTCTGAGCAAATATTCCGATCCCTTGTGCTACCCCTTCGTCTTTACAAGAACTAGACCCAAATAATGCCAGCACTTGTGCATAAATCCACATTTCCGCATTTCCTTCTCCATAAACTTCGTCATACTTCTGAATCGTGGGACAATTTGAAAAATATGCTTTTTCGGGATTCTGAGACACATAAGCCCAATTCGTCGGAGAAAAGACACGTTCGATGTCAGTATGGTCTTTCCACTTCGTCAACCAAGCCTTGTTCTCTACGCTGACGCTCGGTAATGTATTGCTGCAGGGCATAGTCATTTGCTTCCTGTTTGCTAATACTTGCTTTTTGATTGTTTCCATTTATTGCCTGAGTTACAATCTCGTTATATTTTGAATCAATAATAGCTACGCTGAAATTTTTCAATATCCAATCATCATGTATTGATGATAATAGACTTTGAAGAGCATACAACAAAGATTCATCATCGACGGGCATTTTCTTTTGCTCTCGTGAGAAGGTTATTTTTTTGAGTAATTTAGTCATTGATCCAGCATCTTTGGGCGTCCAATAGTAATCAGTACCAAAAGAAGATTTCACATAAGATTCAAAAACAAAGCGAGATTTACTATTTATCCCCTCCCCCTTGGGGGGGATGGGGGGAGTATTATTATCTTCTTTATCTTTCTTCTTCTTATTGCCCTTAGTTCGACCCATTTTTTCAACGTTCGCCCTTAGCTCTGCCCTTAGTTCGCCCAAAGCAGCATGTAACTCTTTGATTTCATTGCTGTTATCTATGTCCTTTTCTTCGCCCTTAGCCTTGTCCTTTACGGGATTATACTCATCGTATTTACAAATAGTTATTACGTTCATTCCTTGCTTTCTGTCAGTAGTAATCATTTTCTTGCGTTTTAACTTATCAAGGAATAATCTTACTTTCTTTTCAGACCATTGCCATCGCTTCATTAAGAATGATATGGATGCTGGATATTGTCCTCTTGAATAAGAGATTTCTCGACCTCCGATAAGTTCGCTATACGCCTTGTCGGTTGCCTCAAATCGTGCAGACTGTAACAAGTCTAACCACGCTTCGCATTCCGAAAACTTCCGGGCCTCTTTCCACATTTCGTTCGAGAAAAACTTGCGGCTTAGTTTTATATATCCTTTTTCCATTTAATACGCATGAATACACTTCCTTTTGCTATCAGCTACAAAGCGTTTGTTTAAGAAAATACAATGGACTATTCTAGGATTTCCTTTAGATACCGGGAGCAATGTCCCTCTCTTGCATTTAGCACATGTATCTGGACGGATTACTTGTTTTTTATTTTTTTTAGCCATGTCTTTTTTGCATTTTTTTGGAGTTTCTTTCACTGTTCACTTTAGACATACACATACGACACCATGACGAAAGACATTTGTATTTTTTATCTTTATAAGTGATCGTATTCGTATAAAATCGATTAAGATAGAAATAGTGACCACAATGGGTACATTTTTTCATTTCTCTGCCATTAGTATCAAATATTCGGTTTCGAGGTTTACGACGAATTAGGGTGCATCCTTTGCAAGATTCATCCTCTCCTCGGTACCTTCGACAATGAGAGAGAGATTTTACTCTACATTTCGCAAATACCTTGCAATCCATGCGAGGTACAAATTGGCGTACATTCATAGTATTTTGAATTTAAGTTCAACTCGATTTCGATAACTAACCTCTGTTTCTCCGGATTGAAGGCGTTGTAATGCTTCTTGGCAATCTTCGTCTGTCTCAAATCCCATACAAAATACAAGATTCTCTGTGCCACGTACTTTCTCTTGTAAGTCTACAATGGTATATAAGACCGTTTTTCGAGGATTGAACGGTTTGGTACATATCAAATACCTAGAATCGCAAGCACGAATGGTGTATGCGTTTCGTTCACCTTCAAAATGGATTTTATCACCTACTTTAAATTTGTTCATATTTGATTCCATTAAAAATCATCGCTGTCAAGCTTAGGCATTATCATTCCTTTCGTATCATTCAAATCACTTACGGGAAATTGCAATATAATTCCTTGGTTATCATTTTTACCAAAACGCATACGTACATCTTTGGCATTCACCGAATCAACTATTTTAGAAAGATAATGCGTATTTAATACAATTTTTCGGTGGTCACCCGGGGACCATTCATCGAATATTCTTTGATAGTTCGGGAACTTCATTGTTTCGTCTGAGCAGAAATGTATCTTAATGCTATAACTGTCTCCTTGAGCAAGGAAACCGTCTTTTTCAACAGATACAACATCATGTTTCATCAGTATCCGAAAACCCGTAGCGTGTAGAAAATGTCCGTTAAGCAGTTCAATTTCCTGTTCGTTAAAATTAGAAATCTCACTTACTTTGGCTTTAATGAGTATGCGGCCATCAGATGCAATAGCATAAGAGTGCTCAAAATATATATAATTCATCACAGGACGTAACAGATCATTAGAGCATACCTTATGTAGTTCAATACCTTTGTGGAAATTGTGTCTTGACTTTTTTATCTTATTCATTTTTAGTCTTTTCATTTTTATTCTTATTCTAAACAGTGCATATATTCATTTACAACAGACATAAAGTCTTCAAGAGAATAGCATACAGAACATTTGTATCCATTTGTATGCAGTTGATTCATCATTTCTTTTTGAGACGTAGTAGGTGAATTGGGTTTTACCTTCATTTCAATGTATAATCCGTGGTAGAAGCGATTGGCTATTGGTATATGAATATCAGGTATTCCTTTGGTCACGCCTTCTGCCTTTAGCTTGGTGGCAGTGACTATATTTCGTTTGCTTCCGTTTGGTATAGCATAGATTAGTCGTCCACGATATTGAAGACGAAACCATTTGATGCAGGATACCTGCAATTGATGTTCTTGTTCTTTCATAGGCCAAAATATAGATTAGCGGCTTCGACGTCATGTTCAAGAACGATCTCTACTAATTGGGTACAACTTCGTCGGAAATTACGGTCTCCGTCATATCGATCGTGGTGTTCCCTGCACATGGGGACAATATTCCAAGATTCTGTATAGTATTGAGGAAATATTGATTTAGGAAGAAGATGTGCCGGATCTACTGCGTATGCACCACATAAACAACAATAGGGAGATAGTGATCTTTTAATTTTCGCTATCTCCCTATTCCTTTTCGCTTGCTGCTTGCTAACTTTCTTCATTGGGTATGACTTTGGTTTTGTTTCCAGTTTTATCCACTACTACTGTTTTCCCTGATATGGTTATAACCGTTTTACAACCTTCGGGTAACGATGTTAAGAAATTCTTTACTACTGGAGAGGTAGCTGTTTCTCCAATTCTTTCTTCTGGACTTTCGGCAGTATATGGGTATACATCCATCAGCGGGGTTTCGGATACGAGGCCGATTTGGTAGTCTGCCATGGTTTTTTCCATGCCTTCATCCAACTTCTTCACTGCGTCGCGTAAGTCGGCAGCCTGAACCAGCACTTGGGTAGATGTCTTTTTCTCTGCACCGCTTTTTTCGTCAAGGGTGATAAAGATAAGTTTGCACTTAAACCAGCGGTCAGCACTTTCCTCGTCGCTGGGGAAAAGTTCGCTATAGTTGGCACGTTTAATGTCCGATACTGTAAACTCTCCTGTTATAAAAGGAGTCATTTCCTCGATAATCCGTGCTTCTGCTTCTGTAAAGCTGAGTGCATCAACTAGATAAGGCTCAGTTACTTTCTTCTGCATTCCGTTTTCCGTTACTTTTTCATAACGGATCTTGCATTCAAACCAATTGTGCATTGACATATTATAAGTTGTTTTTATAGTAAATATGAATTTTGATTGAGAGTATAGCGAGTTGATTCGCTTTCTTTTCGAATAGTCGTATATCCGCAAGCGGATTGTCGGAGAGCCATCTGTATAAGTCATCTGTCCTTTCCAGAAGATCTTGGATGTCTGCTTTTTCTATTAAAATGTTCATTGTCTTCAATTTCATTAAGAGCTAACCGGAACGGGCGTGATTGGTTGTATCCTTTTACCGTGTCAGGAAATGTATTTATCTTATCTTTGAGAGCTTCCTTGATAGCTAAAACGGACGGGGAGCGGACGGATAGTTTCATAGGCTATTTTTTATAGAATCCTTGGAATCTAACTACGTTGATATATTCCGGTGATTTCATTAATCCGTCTCCCATCCCGCTTAAAGTTTCTGCTCCGGCTTCGTCTATCACTACTTTTGAGTCTATTTCTTTGGGGACTCGGAAGCATATTTGGACTGGGAAATTTACTTTGGCATCGCCCGTAATAACATTTACGGAAGCTCGTTGGGTAGCGGCTACTATACGGAAACCAAGAGAACGCCCTTTTTGAAGGAGTATCTTTAAGTTTTCTTCCAGTGATTTCTGCATAATCACTTGGCCTCCGATCTTTACTTTTAATGCAGCACCTGAACGGGAAGCGGAAACCGCATCGGCAAACTCGTCGAAAATAATTAATTTCTTGGGGTATGTTTTTCTGCTTTTCGCTCTGTTCTGCATCTGTTCAACAAGTAGTCTCATTTGTTCTTCTATCTCTTCTATTTCGTTGAATACACGAATCCCAGCTCTGGTGTATGAGCAGAACTCGTATTTAGGATCGAAGATTATAATGTCTTTGACCCCCGCTAGTTTTGCGTATTCGACTGTAGAAATGATTGAGACTGACTTTCCGCTACCGGTAGCACCGCAAATAAGGACGTGCGGGGTTGAGTGGTTATTGAGATCCCAATGGATGGTTCTTCCGAAATTATCTACACCAACAGGTAGTTTTTCTCCTTCCAAATATTGGGGATCCCAAAATAGTGTTTCTGTTCTCTTTTTCGGGGTTTCAATGAACAGGTAGGATTTGTCTTCGTAGACCATAAGGTCTTTTCCTATGCGGACAGAAGATACATTTAGTGCATTTGCCATGTCTAGGCCATACTTCATAACGTTGGCTATCTTGACTCCGGCGGATATTTCAAGAAGATAGGTGTTGGATGAATACCCGCTGATTTCATGCGCTACCCGGACTAGCATACCGAATGTGCGCAATACATGTTCTATTTTCTCTGAGTTGGTCATATTTTTATCGGATAAATCGTAGGTGATGAAAGTGGCTGCTTTTTCTCTGAAAGATGTGATCGTTTTTGGGTTGATGGCAGATAGGGAGGCGTCTCTTATCTTTTTCTGCCTTCTTGCTATTAGTGCTTTTTTACTGTCCGGTATCTCGAAGTCATCGACTTCGGCTATCATTGTTTTTGCCCAGAAAGCATATATTTCGGCTTTGTCGATGAAGTTGTCGTTGTCGTTGATCATGTAAACGTAGTCCGGGTCGGATACGGCTTCGATCATTCTTTTGAGGGGTTCGTAAAGGATGGCTTCGTATAACTTACGGGTGTCTTCAGTCAAAATGATCTTGAATTTCTTTAGCTGCGGTGAACCGTCTTTATTCTTGGAGTCTTTGTTTTCGACGAACCAGACTTCATCCACTTTTAAACCAGTTTTAGATTCGAAGCATTTGATATAGGTGATGGCTTGTTTGCCACATACGAAGGCCAATTCGTCATCATCCGTATATTTGGATTTTGTCTTATGGTCTACGATTACTATTTTTTCGTCTTTCAAACGCAAGACAAGGTCGATGTTGGCATGGCATGGGAGAGGTATGTCTACTCCATTGATGACCAGCCATTCGTCGCATCTTAATTCTACTCCTAATACTTCGTCTATGTCGGAGGTATATATGGATTGCTCATTATAGAAGTTCCTGATTAAGCTGGAAACGGATTTGGTGGCTTTGATCTTGCATTCTTCAATGGTAGGAGTGGTTTTTTGTATCTTCCATGAATTGGCGGGTATCTCTTCTATATAGGCGAATGCAATTTGTTCCATATCTACGATAGAGGTGGCAACTCCGTCCGAGAGGTTTTTGAAAAACATCTCCATTGCCGTGTGGTATGCGTTTCCGGCTATGGAGCTGGATGACCGTTTGGAACGCTCTCTGTATATTTCATTTTTCTCAAATTCTTTTTCATTCCGGGAGAATGTAGCTACTTTGCTGTAGCTCCATGAATCTATGAGATAATTAGAGAAAAGATCTTCTAATTGGTCGTTGTTGTAGGATGAGTATTGGTTCATGGTAATTTATTAGTTTTTTTATCTTTCATCTTTTCCTTTTTATCAGAGATATCTTCTTTGATTTCTCGGATGGGTTTCATCAAATTGTCTACAGAAGTATCTCCATCTTTCAGAGATTGGAGTATTCCTATCAATGTTGATATTGCGCTTGTATTTATTTGATTGACCGTCTGTTTTCCGCATAGTTTCACTACTTCTTCCTCGGAGATAGCATAGTCATTCTTGAAGCTGTTGACGATGGATGTTCTCTTTTTTAGCAATTTATCTGCGTCTGACAAGTCTCCGGTGATCAGTTTTTGAGCAGCTTCGTATACTCTGTTGGTAATTGCTTGCGGTATGACGGCAAAAACAGAATTGCGGTAAGCTATAGAGTTGGCGGCATTTCCTGTGACTGTTATCATGTCGTCGGAGAATCGTTTTCCTTTGCTGTCTACGATACTCCTGCGAACTTCGAAGGCGGATGCTACGTTCGTCTCCAGGTCCCAGCATGTACCGCGGCTGATTATTTGCTTGTCGGTAATCTGTACAACTTTTGCTTCGGTTCTTATGTTTCCCCAATTTGATACGATTATTTTAGCGAGATGGACCGATGGACCGGTAATCAACTTACCTCCACGGGGGAGGGCATATCCGCAAGATTGGGCAGTCTCTTGGTTCATCGTAGCGATTACGATTGAGTTGTCAATGCTGCGTCTTATATCACGTGGATATTGTTTGGCAGTCGATACTTGCGAATCTATATTCGCTCTCTCTATTGCGTCCACTTGGACGGCTTGTAGTTTTTGTGCTCCCACCGGAAGACTTTCGTAATTTTCAAGTTCCATGGTTGTTGTTTTAATTGATTATTTCGTCTTTAGTATTATCGCACGAGATCAGCCTTGTACCTGATTGAAGAAGGGTAATTGATTCGTTGCAGTGTTTGTACACCGTTCCGGTCACTACTTCGGTTTCCCATGACCAGAAACCAGGTTCAGCTATAAGGAAATGATGGAGGATAGTTGCTTCTGTGCCAATTGGAAGTTCTTGTAGGTTCATAATTTATTTTGTTATATTGCATTATTTTGTGGCTCGCTCATCGAGACCTATCATACCATAAATAGGGGTGGTCTTGACTTTTTCTTATTACATAGGCATATAAATAGAGATTTATATCTAAATTTGTGTTTTCAAAAAAATGATTGATATGGACGAAAAAGTAACCGATATTTATAAGCTAGTCAAGAACAACGATATATTCGATGTGAATATTTTGGCAAAGATTGCTCTTGTTGTTTTATACATAGACTATTTTTTAGGCTGTATAGCTCCCATGTTCAATTTAGAAATAGAACAATTCTCTGATGTCATTGAAGGCAAGTTTATATTATTACTTGTGATATCCACTATGCTTTTTATCATCTTAATGAAGGTTTGTATAGCCATACTCTCTGTCTTATTTTTAAAAAGCATAGCTTCTGTCATTATAGCTTATTTTTGCCCGTACAAAACTTACGGCAAAACTACAACATATAAAACAGTTAGTGCGGACAGTTTAAAAGCATATGCTTTGTTAAATAATAATGCAGTTGCAGAACATTTGAGTAAAAAACTCGAAAAATCAGATAATGATTTGTTTTATAATACAAATGTTATAATAGGAATGTCTATTTTTTTGTCTTTAGATGCTTTCTATGGTAAATATATGACTCAGATAATAGGAGACAGTCACATATCTATTGTCGTTGTTTTCGTTAGTATTATTATTATTATATTTAAAGCTGTCCATTATTATTATAATGGAGAACATAAGATAGCTTTATCAAATGATGTTGCTGATAGAATAACAGCAGGCAGGAAAAGTCCTATCGAAGATTAATAGAACAATGTAATCATTAAAGTGCCGAAGTTTCATTAGCCATATGCATTCTTTTATTGTATTACGCAAATTCTTGAATATTCTTCAAGAACTTGCAAATTTCTTCTTTGTTTAATCTAGTGGACGGTACAGGAATCGAACCTGTTTTTCACCCGTGTGGATGCGTTCTACCATGTAAACTAACTGTCCAATTTCCCTCAACGCTTTGAGGGATGAATTCAAAACAAAATGGGGTAATATATACCAGTTCCAGTCATGTGAATATCAAACCCGTGCCCATGGTGGCTTAGTATATTAAAATAAAGACATGATACCTTCACAGGCTTTTGTTCCCCTCAACGTAACAATACGTATGTGGATACCCGAATTTGACGGGAGGGGATTATATATATGTAGTATTCAAACTGAATTGAAATTTAAAGTTCATAACTTCTACTTTCATTGCTATTTATACTTTTGCAGTCCACACATCTTTCTTGTGCAGCCCGGTGGTTATTGCCTGTAGTCGGTTATACCCCTTTTAGTGGAGGTGCGCTGTCTGCTATATTGCCATTATGCGCTGCAATAGAAATGTTATATAGTGTTCGTACGCCGGAATCGAACCGGCATGAACCATTGTACGATGTGTTATTTGCCTTTGGCTATTCTTTTCTGTTCCAAAGTCGGTACTTCAAAATAGTCTTGTTTTATATCCTGCAGCTTTCGTAGTATGGATGTTTTATATTCCATTTTTCCCTTTGTGATGCGAGGGGTTATCAAACGGAGTCTTTTCCAACGGTCTACGGTATTTCTGCCGAATATTCTGTATGCTTTGTTTTGGCTAACGTATTCGGGATCGTCTTTCACCTCTTTCAGATAATCAGCCATCCTTTTTGCCATATCAGCAAATAAGGTTGCTAGGGAGTCTTCATTTAATTGAATCATAATAGCTCTTGTTAGATAAGTATTCTTTGGCTATTTGTGAATCTGTACATCCGTTACCTAGTTTCAGGTAAATCTCTTCGTATGCTTCTTGGGGCATCGTGTATACGATTTGCTCTGTTCGATCAGCATTCCCAGCTATTCCTAATATAAAGAAGAGTAGGATAAATCCGGTAACGAATATTAATGTTTGCTTGGTCAATCTGTTCATACTCATGATGTTCCTATTTTAAACGAGTTACTATCACGTCATCTATTCTACCTGCCTCTGAAAGGATGAAAGAATAACCTTTCGCTTTTAGTATGCGGTTGGCACTTCTTAGTGAGCAAGCTTTTATTTCTCGATTCTTGATTGAAGTTGGAACGCCAATCTTTAAGGATAGGAGAGTGGCTTGTACATCAACTCTCTTCACCAAAGAGGCTGATGTAATTTTTTTTTGCTTTTCTTTTGCTATTCCCATAATTATAAATATCTTTGAAAATTCGATTCAAGTTGTGCTAATTGATTAAGTAATTAATCGGTTAGGAGATTGATTACGAATGCAAATATAGATATATATCATTAAATTATTTGCGATTTAATGATATATCTCATTAAAGAGGGTGTATTTAGATTAATTCTAAATAATGATAATTGATAATAACTTAAAATAGTGAATGTTATGACGAACTACGGAATATCGACTTGGACAGGTGCGAGTGGGAAGAAATACGAATTTGAAACTTACTCTTTAGACACAAAGTTTAAAGAGAATGTAGAAGGAAATTATATTTTCGCTAAACCCGGGAGTGACGACCGTATTTATGCGGTATATATAGGGGAAGGTATTTTGAAAGATAGAATTGAGTATAGGCTTCAAGATGGGCAAGTTCAGAAAAAAGGATGTGATCGTGTTTGCGTAATGCTCAATGACAATGAGCAGGAACGCAAACGGATAGAAACAGATCTATTAGCTTCTAATATTAACGCTTATGAACCACTTGGGTGTAATATTAAAATTGGAGGCTAGGACTTTTCTATTATCAAATCATTGTCTGGCTCTAACTTAGAAGAACTGATTGTCATATAGATGATCTCACCGGAGAATTTGACTTCTCCAGCTAGAACATTGGGGTAAATAGAGAATCCAAACAGCTTTAGAATTCTATATACGATACGGTTTCTTAGACAATGCCAGTGATTCACATGGGGGGACTTAAATTTCATAATAAAATGGATTAAGTTTTTGCAAATATATGAATTTAATGATATATATCAATATGACAACAAAAGAAAGATTAAAAGAATTTGTATCCAAACAAGGATTGGGGCAGAATGCTTTTGAGAAGAAAGTAGGTATAGCTGTTGGCTATCTTGCTTCGAAAAGCGTGTCTGTTACTTCTGATACAATTGAAAAGGTTATAGAGAACTTCCCTAATCTGAATTTAGATTGGCTCATGACTGGCAAAGGCGAAATGCTCAAAAATACTGGCACTATGACCGGTTCCAATCAAGGAGACGGAAACAAAATAGAGTATAAGAACAGTGGGAATGTTGGAGTAGGTAATACAGTCAATGTAACCCTTCCCGAATCTGGAACTCAAAAAATAATAAAGCCGGATGGCTCTGTTGAGCTTACTTCTATTGGATCAAATGATGATGCGTCTGATAAACTACAGAGAGAGAATGAAGCCTTAAAAGAAAAGATTTCTCATCTGATGGACAATATGCAGTTGAAGGATGAATTAATAGCCTCACTTAGAGATACTATTGATCTTTTGAAGCATAAGCAGTAGTATTTGTCGTTTGTATATGGAGGTTAATGTAAGAAATATAATTGATTAACAAAATAAAAGTATGACAAAACTTATTGGAATATTATTGATGACAATGTCGTTAATAATGGTTTCCTGTTCTAAGGATGAAGATGAAAAAAAAGAGGAAGTAGGGAAAGAACAATTTAGTGTATCTCCTAAATCTATAACTTTAAGAAAGATTGGAACTACGGAATATATTAAGGTTGATTCAAATACTAAATGGACTGTATTTGTAAATAATAGCGGACCTAGTGTTACTGGTTTAAAAGTTTACCCACTTGAAGGAGAAGGTGATGGGACTGTTGCTATTGAATATGGTACTGTGACTTCGGAGTACTATGAGGAAATGGCAACTATTGTATTTAATTATTATAAATATGGAACAAAACAGACAGAAGCTGTCTATATAAGCAGACATAAATTCTCTAATTAGTCTTAATAATTTATGTTATTAGGATGAATGTGATATTAATTTAAAAACAAAACGAAGAATAGAATAAAAACGATTAAAATGAAAAAGCTAATTTACTTTTTACCCCTGTTGGTCTTTTTACTTGGATCATGCTCTGATTCTGATGATAAGGCTGAGGATGTTTATTTTGAAGTTAATACTGATAATATTCTTCTTAAGGAAGAGGGCGGAACAGCGTATATTAATATAGCGTCTAATGTGAAATGGACGGTATTAGTTGATAATGAGTACGTGCCGATTGCTGACTTAGAAGTAACTCCTTTATCTGGCGATGGAGACGGAACCATTAAAATAACTTATGGTAGTGAAGTGAATAAGACGGAACGTGAATATGCTAATCTTATATTTTATTACTATTCTGAAGGAGAGAGGGTTAGTAAGAGTGTTGTTTTGACTAGAAATGAAAAAGAAGAGGAAGAAGAGTGGAGAACTGGAGTTGCTATTTTAAAGTATGATTATAATCATTACTCATTAATGACTTCTGATGGCTGGAAGATAAAATCTGATCAAAGTTATTTTATGGGTGGAACTATGTATCTTGTTAGTTATCAATATAAAGATTCAATGGTTGACCAAGAAGCTAAGACAATGACTGTTGAATTTTTGTCAGAGCCTCTTTGCATTGATGCTCCAATACGTGTTGGAAGTATTGTCGATTATCCTTCAAATGCACCATGTTATAATATTGCTTATGAAAGTAATGGTCCTGTATTTTATGATGACTATATTTTAATTGTACCTGTTTTCTATTGGGTTCACGACGGAGATGATATAAAATATCATTCTTTAGAATTAGTATATGATCCAAGTATATCCGGAGAGGTTTTAAAGCTGCATCTTAGGCATAATATCTCGAATGATGAGGAATTGAGACGGGACAAGTATACAATTCAATATTGCGCATTTGATTTGCAATATGTATTTTCGCTATCAGGAAAGCCGGATAAAATCGTAATTGAATATGAGAAGAACTCATTTAATAGTAACTTGGAGAGTGCACAGACAACTACATACACTTTAAGTTACAATAAATAATCTATTATGAAAAAGCTACTTTTATTATCTCTGTTATGCCTTCCTCTACTTAGTATGAAGGTAGATGCCCCGTCTGATACAGTATATATTTGTACTGGTCCCAAGGCAAAAGTGTATCACTCAACTTCTAAATGTCGTGGATTGAATCGTTGTAGTGGTGATATCAAGTCTATTAGTTTAAAAGAGGCGAAGAAGAGTAGGAGAGCGTGTAAGATTTGCTATAAATAAAACTTTATTCTTTTTATTATGAATAGTAGAATTAAAAATATTTCTGGTCGTTTGCAGAGGAAAACAACCTTAGTTACAGTTGAAATTGCTGGTACTAAGATTAAATTAGATCCGCGCATAAATGCAACTGAGTTTAAAAAATTTGCTTTTACGAATCCTCAGCTGTTTGAACGTATTACACGCAAAATGGTAGCAGTGCCAGTTGTCGTACATGTAGAAGATGTTGGAATAAATATTGATGGATATAAGTTAGTACCTGACAAAAAGGTTGATTTCGATTCCCGTCAAAATCGTAGAGTTAAGTTGGCAGTAAAACAGGCGCTGCGCTATGCTCGCGAAAGACATGCTTTGTTGCCCCTTAGTCCTCTGCCAGATAAAACAGAGGGTGTTTTAGATCGGGTAGTGAAAAGAGTAAATCAACGACAACAACGTATTTCTACTTGCCGTATAGACTCTAAAGATATTAAATTACAGAGCATAGATACAAAGGTTGGGATTGTAATTTGGCCTATTGATATAAAATAAATAATATGGAAATAGATCAATCTACATCAAAATACGCCGAAAAGGTAAGTTCTTTGATAAAGGAACTTGCTTTTGTAGGTATTGCTATAATATGGCTTTTTAAAACCATTAAGGAGGAAAGTATCCTGCTTGATGAGGATTTGCTGATAAGTATATTTGCCTTGATATCTGCTGTTTCATCTCAGTTCATGCAATTTTTGTCACAGTCTCTTATATGTGCATATTACTCATACAAGAATAAGGAGGTTAAACCTACTAGCTTTTGGTATTGGTTGCCATGGATTTTATGGTCGATATCTGTTATTGGTTGTGCCATTGGATATTTTTATCTAATGAGTTATATTTGGGGAAAAATCAATGCTCCATGTTAATGATGCAGATGAAAAAGTTTAAAATATATATAGTTTGCATACTAAAGTGATGTAATGCATTGAAAACTAGATATTCTTAGCAGCGGCTCAGGCAGCAATTGAAGGATAGAAAGATAAACTGGTTAGAAAGTTAACTTTCTGATAATTGGGCTGTAATCGTCTCGTGAGAGAATGATTACAGCCTTTTTTTGTTGGATGATGTTATTTTTATTGTATTTGTTCAGCCTTGATAATCAGCTGTTAATAAGGATTTGTTTGGTGATTATTATAAAAAACTAACTAAATATTTGTTTAAGATGAAGAAGTAGTTTAATTTTGCCCCCGAAAACAAAACATGTTTTTATTTTATAACTTAAAAAGAAAGAAG